CGCGCGCAGTGCCCCCGTGACCGGAAGGGCGGTCGGAGGACCCGCCCCAATATGGTGCGCACCGTCGATCTGCCTACTTTTTGAGCACCCGCCCGCAAACCCTTGTCAGGCGGGGCTCTTCGGGCTGCCGCTCAGCCGGTCCAGCTCGGCGAGCAGCCGCCTCACGAAGCGCGGGTCGAGGATCGCGAGGTACACGGCCGTCTTGCGGTCATTCGCGCCCGCGACGTACGAGTGATCGTCGACAGCACGCACGGTGCATCCATCGGCATGCCATTCGTTATCGTCGATGTCAGGCAATGCATGACGAAGCGTGGCCAACTCCACACCCAATGACATGCCACCAGTGCCGTTCACGTCGCGCCGCGTTGACTCAGCGTCGAGCAGCAGCGATTCGATCTCGCCGTGCTGACGCGTGATCGTGCGCGCTAGCAGATAGAGCGCCAACGCCGAGATCTGGATCGGTGTGTCTGGTGTGCCTGCCTCGACAGCCTTGCGCGCCTCCTGCATTGCGCGCACCTTGTCCTGTTCGGTCCATTCGCTCACGACTGCCTCACTTCCGCTTCGCGGTCGCGAGCGCTTTGGCTAACGCCTTGGCGAACTCGGCGGCCGCGTTGGCCTTCACTACCGCCTGGGCGCGTGTGCCGAAGTTGAGATGCTGCTTGACCGGCTGAGCATCACCGAAGCGAATGAGCAGCTTGAGATGCCCTGTCTTGTTGGCGCCTCGCACCTTGGCGGCGCGCTTGCCTGGCGTCTGGATGACCTTCGTCGGCGCCGGCCGCTGCCAGACACCGCCAATCTGTTCGCCGCTGCGCGTGTGAATCGTGCCGACGAAGATATCGGGGCGCGCCTTCAGGCGATCGAGAGCGGTCTTCGAGAAGTTGCCGTACTGATTGAGCAGCGCCTTGTCCTTCGGATTGAGCCACGTGCGGCCCGAGCCGATCAGCTTGTGTGGTCCCCCGAACTCGAATGGCGCGAGATATGCGGCAGCGATGTCCTTCACGAACACGGTGGACTCGAGCGACGACTTACGCGCTCCCTTCACGCCAATCGAATTGATCGTGAACGGTGTGGGCCTATCGAAAACCTGCGGCAGCGCCTTCTTTTCAGCTGCCTGCGCGATCTTCGCCAGCGACGTGAGCGCCATCGCAGTTGCGAACGGCACCTGCTTCTTCTCGAGCGCGCTCAGCCCGCGCGCTGCCGCCTGAAAGTCGGCGCGCACAGAGATGGAGAGCATGGCGGGCTTAGGTGAGAATGTTCGGGATCATGCGGGCCAAACAGCAGCCTGCACGTCGTCGTCAGGCTCGGCGCTGTAGAACGGGATCGCCGGGATCTGAATAGTCTCGCGGTCGATGGGAAACGCCTGCACGATGACGTCATCGGTGTCGGCCTCGTACAGCCCGATGATCATGCCCACCGTCATCGGCTTGACGAAGCGATATCTGACGATCACGGCTTGTCCGAGCTTCGGGCGCACGCCCTTCGGCGCCGCAGCCTTCGAAGCGGGTTTAGCCATCAGTGTCTCTCCGACCGGATCTCGATCATGGTAGCGGGGCGAGGAATCGAACCTCGTACTTTCGGGTTATGAGCCCGACGGTCTACCGGTGGCGTACACCCGCAACAGGAAAACAAAAAGCCCCGGCCAATTTCTTGGTCGGGGCTTCAGAGACACTTATTCACAGTGTCAGATTGACGCGTAATTTACGGTCGAAAACGGTAGTCGTCAACTGATTTCGAATTACGCACCGATAAACGGCAGTCCGGACAGCAGCTCGTCGACGATTTTCCGGGCCTGCGACTCCACGCCGTCGACAGCAGTTGCCACTTCGCCGTGGCCGTCCGGATCATCGGCCGCCACGTCCGCAGCGGCCTCGCCAGCTGCCACACGCTCGCGCTTGCCGCCCTTCAGTGACTTCGGTTTGGGTCGGCCGCACAACCATTCCTTGATCAGCCGCCAGTGCGCCGACGCTGTCTTTTCGTTGACGCCGCATTCTTTAGCAAGCGCCGCGAGTTCTACCTTTGCGCCCATCGCCTTCTCGACAAGTCGCACACGCATCCGGTAATGGGTAAGGTGCCCGGCTAGCACTGGCATGGCGGCCTGCTCGAGCGTACGGAGCGCTCCCACGTACTCGGGGTTTGCCATGTACCCGGAGCAACATGCACTGCCGCAATTGCAAGGCCACGACCGCGGCGCGAATCTCGCCACCAGCGCCGCGCGGTGAAGCTCGCTCAGCTGTTTGAGTTCGCGCCTGATCATTCCGGCCTGCCCTGCGCCGTCGTTGCCGCTCAGCCCCTTGCCGGTCCGCGGCGATGGCGATGCCAACCGGTCAACGAGAGAGCGGTCCTGACGCTGCATGGAATAGTTGAATGCGAATATGAGCGCGTCCTGCGGCGTGCGAAAAAGCTTCTGTTCAGTGTCGATCATTTGGTTTCCTTGTATTGCGCGCAGCGCTTCCCGTATTTCCTGCCTTTCCTGCAAACCATCCGCGTGCCGCCGAATGGGTCTTCACGCGGCACCGCATGCTGGCACCCGATGCATCTCTCCGACTGACGCCGCTCGAGCACGTCGAGCGGATCGCCGTATTCCCACCACTCGAGCGGTTCACTCATTCCGCACACGCGCCGCCAGCCTCGCCAAACAGCGCGATCGCGGCCGCATCGCGGCGGACCAACTTGCCGGTCCGTTTCGCGTAGTAATGCTTCTGACGCGCCCTGTTCCGCGCCACCCATTCAGGATCACGGCTCTTCTTGCGGTACCAGCGATTCGAGCAGTCGCGCGGAGTGGCCGCCTTGGGCCATGGTGCATCGGGGCCTGCGCCCCACGCCCAGACAGCAGGACGGTATCCGTCGGCGCCACGGCGCTGGCGGTACCGTTTGATGTGCACGTCTGCGCGGAACTTGGTGATGAACCTGCGCACGGTCGACTGCGACAGCGAGAGGCGCGCCGCCAGTTCGTCGTATGTACCCGGGCGTTGCTGGATCGCGGCCTTGATGCGCTCGCCGCTCGACTTGTCAGCACGCTCAGAATTCAGCAGGCGACGATCCGGCAGCCCGAGAGCGGCGCCCATCGACTTCAACGCACCTTCTGTGCGGCCGGGGAACAAATCCATCTGCGTCTTCATCGGCGCGGGGTCGTCCCAGATCTTCTTCAACAGCGCGATCTGCTCATCCGACCAGTAGCGCGGATGGTTTTTGTTCTTCATTTCAGCCATGGTTCTCGAGCTCCTGAACCCACTCGTCGACGGCGCCGTCGCGCACAAGCGACCATTCCCTGTATGCGCGCCGCCATGTCGCGAACTTCAATGCGCGCGGTGCGTCACTGTTGTCCAGCCATTGGTGACACCACATGCAGGCGGGCACGGTGTAGCGGTCGTCTGCCTTACGCGCGCCGCCCTTGCCATGCGCGCTTTCGTTGGAATGCGCCGGCACGATCGTCTCTTCGGGATCGCGCAATGGGCACCGAGTCGGTACGCGCAGATAGCAGATCTGCCGATCGCAGGCGTTACGCATCTTCGCGTCGTGCCAGCTGCGCTTTTTCCGTGCGCGGCGCTTCATCGGCGACTTCACGAGGATCTTCGTGCGCGTCAGCGAGCTGCCCGGCGCCGGTCGCACACCGATCGGGGCGGCGCGCTTCAATGGCGTCTTGCTGATAAGCGGTTTCTTTCGCGTCAGCATGGATCGGCTCGCAACTGGATGACATCGTCGGGGCGCACGCGGTTGCTGTCCGGAGGGAATGTCGGCAGCGGCACACGCTGGTTGAAATGCAGCGGCACACGCAGCTCAACCTCACCTGTCTCGAGGCGCGGCCAGTTCTCTGGCGGCGTGATCCAGGCGGGCAAGCGGACATACGCCGAATAGCTCACGCGCAAGCCGCGGCGAAGGCTGTTGCGGAACTTCCACGGGGCATGCGCGAACGTGCGTACGAGCTCGACGACGTCGCACTGAACGAGGCACGGCGGCCGCTCTTTCTGCGGCACGCCGTACACGGTGAATTGCGCGGGCACGATGAAGGTCATCTTCACGATTGCTTCTCCCACGGCGCTGGGCGCATTGGGTGTTCACCCATCAACGCACGCTTCAGGCGGATGTCGCTCGGCTGCTCGGCACGCAGCGCGACGAGCAGCTCGCGCCAGCGCGCTAGGAAGTCGAGCGCGTGGCGATGATTGTTTTGTGATTGCGAAAGGCTTTGCGAGAGCCCTGCCTTGTCGGCCACTACCGCGGTGAATGCCTCGCGCCCGCCCTCGATTTCAGCGGCCGCCGCGTCGAGCTGCTCCGCCACGACGTCGAAACCTTGGCGGCGCATTGCCTCGGCAGAAGCGCGCAGCGTGACTGGGTCGACGAGGTAGGCGTGATCTTTGTCGCTCACCATTCACCCCCGAGGCCGTTCAGTTTCATCAGCACGTACGGCGCATTGGCCTCGCTCGACTCGCGGTACACGCCGCGCGCGATCGCACCGATGAGGTACAGCAGGTACATGCGCTGCGTGACGCGGGCCCATTGCTCGAGTTGCGCGCCGCCAGTCGGCACCGGCGGCGCGGGCACGCATTGCGGGCGAAGCTTCTCGGGCAGCAGGTCGATAAGCTCTGCATGCTGAGCCCGCAGAACGGCGGTTGCGTCGAGCGCGGGCGGCGCGGCAATGGCGACTGGTTCCGGATCGCCGAACATATCGAGCTGGCTCATGTCCATTTTCCCGAGTGGGTTTGAGGGGCGCGGCACGCGGCCGCGCGGTTAATCAGGCCGGCGTGAAGTCGGCGTAGTACTCGGCGCCGAGCGCGAACTGCACGCCGGCTTCGTGGTTCACGGTCTGAAGCTTCACCAGACCGCCGGGCGTCGCCGCGTAGAACGCCTCGTTCTCCGGCGAGCCGCTCATCACCGGCTGAAGTTCGATCTCGTGGATCTGGCCTTTTTGCTTGTCCCAGTGTTCGCGCTGGGTTGTGGACACGACTTTGAATTTCGCTCGGACTGACATACGTTGCTCCGTTGGGTTGGTGATCACCAGCTGCGGCTGGTGAGGTCTTCCACGCGCCAGCCATGGCGGCCGTCACGTTGAATAGCGAGAAATCGAAACGGGTATTGCGCGGCCGCGACCTTCGTCTTCGCGCGCGCGTCGTCAGTCCAACGCCCCTTCACCTCGCGGAATTCGAGCTGGCCGGCGGCGTTGATGACGGGAAAGTCGATGGTGATGAACGTGTTGTCGGCGAGCCGCAGCTTGATCGCCTCGAAGCGGTACCAGAGGATGTCGCCGATGTGCAGCTGCGGCTTGAGTACTTCGGTCTCGTACGCGGTCTCGGTTTTGTTCTGCTTGCCGCGCGCCATGCGGCCGAGCTGCTGCATCAGTTCTACTGGTGAGGGTGCCGCCGCCGGTGATGCAAGCATGTCCCGGGAAAGCATCGTCCGCATTGGCTGCCCGAGCGCGGCGGGCGCCGAGTCCGAAAGCTCGCGCGCCGCCGCGGCGATCTGCTCATGGATCCGTGCAGTACCGACGCGACCGCCGGCGATCGCGCTCTGGGGAAAGCGGATGGTGCCCTTGCTCACGGGAACTCCGTCCCGCTGCTAACAAGCAGCCGATACGGTAGGCCCATACCGTCCGCTATCGACCGAAGCATTTCGCGGTGGAATCGCGCGAATGGGCTGTCGCCCTCCCACGGCTCGAAGTGGATCTCCGTCGCAAGACTGCACACGGGGTCGAGCGGCTGGTGCAGCGAGACGATGATGATCGGCACCAGCACGAGCGGCGCCATGATGGCGGCGAGAATGATGAACTCGTTCACGTTGGCGTCGCCGGTTTGCTGTTCCAGATCGCGGCTACACCTTCAATCGCCAGCTGCGGCGAATCGCAGCCGTATTGCATCGTTAGCGTGGCGTCGCATCCGCTACAGTCGATGCTCGCAGTCCACGAATCGATTTCAAGCTGCTCGTCGCGCGGTTCGCCGGCGGCCGCGCCGCAGAATTTGCAGGGGTCGAGATTCATGCCGGCACCTTCGCTGGCAGCGCGGCATATATCGCGGCATATGCCTTCGGTCCCATGGCGATCGTGTTGCTATCGAGCCTCATGGCCGTGTTGGCCGTGCCGAAGAATTCGAGCATCCATGCGTCCAGACTCGCCACAAAGTCAGCGGGCATCAGTTCGGCGAAGCGTTGCGCCGTGCGCATGCGCGGGACGTCGTCCAGCATGGGATTCACGATCACGCGCATACCCATGAACGTTGACGAGGTGGCTCTCATGCTGAAACCTCGTCGAGCTGCTCGTCGTGCACCGGCAATCCGCCTACCGGAAACAGCCACGCATCGGGAACCCAGAAGTCGATGGCCAATACATCCCCATGGGGCCCACGAACCCACATGGGCTGAGTCGATCTGCACTGCCAGAGCGGCCCGAACCGATCGTGGTCAGAGAGCCTGGACACAACCTCGACCAGGCGCCCGACATTCGGCGAAGGGTGCGTCAATCCGCGAATAACAATCGCGAACCCCGGTTTGCAGTTCATGCTCCACCTCGCTTGGCGGCGCGCCGCCGTTCGTATATCGCCTTGTTGATGCACGTGCCACCGAAGTCATCCTTCGGGCCGATGCCCTCGCCGCAATGCGGACATGCCGGAACCATCGTGCGCGAGCGCCACGCACGTTCGACGCGGCGCGCCGCCAGCAGGTGAACGCCCTCTTCCTGCGCCGTCGCCAGTCGCTTCTGCTCGCTCGTCAGCTTCGCGATCGCGCGCCGGTAGTACTCGGTGAAATGCGTGATCGCCCAGTACGCCGAGAGCTGCATGCCGCAGTCGTCGCACTTCACGATGTCGCCGTTGTCGTCGAGCGTGATGTGCATGTGCCGGCACTCGCCGGGCGCGCGAACGTAGCTGCTCTTGCGGGCGACGCGCAGTGCGTCGATGTCGATGACGTTGCTCATGGCAAGCGCCTCGGGATGTAAGGTCGGAATGAAGCGGGGTCGAGAATCAGACCATGGTCCGCGCCGCCGATGACGTAGACGACCTCGCCGTCAAGCGCCAAAGTGAGCAGATGGTCCCGCTCGCTACGCATGGTCTCGTCCCGGCGATATGCCGACGCCGCTACTCTCACCCACGACTCTCGTTCGAGAAACGATGTGAGCGCGAGCGGCAATTCGTCGAATGTCATCGCGGCACTCGTCATGATGCGTAGTCGTCCACAGGCATCAGCGCGTCGCCGAACGTCGTGCGCGCGAACTGGTAAAGGGCAACGGAGTTGAAGCGCTTGGCGTCCGCAAGCACGAATTCGATTGCGCGGTGCTCGCGCGCCGCCGCGGCCACGAGCACGCGGTAGGCGCGCCAGTCCTCGTCGGCCTTCCGCTCGCGCATGCCGAGCTCGGCGGCGCGCCCCTCGACTCCGGGCTGCGTGCGGTACCACTCCTCGGGATCCGCAGACGTGGCGGCGGCGTGCGCGGCCGGCGGCGCGAGGACCTGATCGACGAACGTGGCCACGAACCCCGCATACGTCGGGCGCTCGTCGGTGTCCCGCTTACGCGCCGCCGCGGCCAGCGCATGAGCGGCGCGCAGCTGCTCGGCAGTCACGCCCTTGCCGACCCACGTCAGCACGTGAGTGCGATCGCGGCTCCGGTCGATCGCCAACTCTTTGCCTCGGTCACGCTCGAGCGCGATCAGCAGCGCGGTGAGCTCGAGTTCAGTGTTCGGCTTTTCGCTTTCAGAAGTTGCAGCAGCAGCGGCAGTCGAGTTGTCCACAGCGCCGTTCGCGCGCGTTGCTGCTGCTGTAGTCTCTGCTGTAGTCACACCATCGTTAACGACCTGGGAAATTCCCTTTCCCCCGTCGAGGTTTTGCCCGTTCGGCGGCGAAGGGTTTCCCGTGTTCGCGGGTTCGGCTTTGTCCATTTCGGGAAGTGGACTTTCACCATTCCCCGGAATGGACTTTTCCGATTCCCCGGAATGGACTTTTCCCATTTCGGGAATTGGGCTTTTACCAGGCGCTTCGCCGGGCTTTTTGCTCTTCGCTGCACGAGGCTTCCGAGACTTTTTCGCACTCGGTCCCGCGGCAAGTATTTGCTCAAGCGCGTCTTCGTCGACGCGGAAGTAGATCTTGTGTTCGATGCGCTTTTCGGTCTCGATCAGGACGCCAGACGCACGCAGCGACGCGCGGGCTGAACGCTGTTCCTCGTACGACAAGCCCGTCTCGCTCTCCAGCTCGGCGGACGTCTTGTGCACGCCCAGTTCGCTCGTAGCCTTGTCCTGCCAATAGAAGATCTGGCAGAAGAAGACGGCCGCGTTGACGCCGCCGAGATAGCGGGCGAGGAACGGGTAGTAGGCGATCGGGCGACCGAGCTCGCGCAGTACATCTGCGACTCTCATGCAACGCTCTCCCGCACATGCCGCGCGATGCGGCCTTCAAGATGGACTCGCTGGTCCCAATACCGGTAATACAGGTTGCGCAGCCACGCGCCGAGCACTGCGTTGGGCAGCTTCTCCCGGCCGAGCACGTGCGGCGCGCGAGCAACGACGATTGCGTATGCATCGGCCTTGGGACGTGCCTGGTCGAACGTATAGCCGCCCATGAGCGTTGGGATGACATGCCAGATGCCCGCGTGTGCCGGAACCCATTCAGGAATGCCGAGCTCTTCCGGCACGACGTAGACGAAGCGCGTGATCCAGTCCGGCATGCCGACCCACTTCGGCTTCGACAGATCCTTGCGCCAGTCCGCGAGCGAGACCTTCACCTCGAGCTCGGTCGCGTAGTTGGATCGCGTGATCATGACGAAGTCGGCGCGATACACGCCGCGCCGCGAGCCTGCGCCCCAGCGGATCTCTGCTTCCGGAATTAGTGTGTTCGCGCCGCGCGGGTCGACGTGACGGCGTATCGCGGCCTCGACGAGGCCGGCGTTGATCTGCAGGCGCGCCGCCGCGCCCTTCTTGCTGGTCTCAGGCATCGCGCGGTGCCACGTTGACGCGATAGAACGTCTCGCCTTCGCCGCGGATCTCGTCGACCAGCCCGGCCGCGGCCAGCGCCGCCAGCTGGTCGCGCACGCCGCTGTCCGACATGCCGCACATGAACGCGATCTTGCGGACGGTGGCAGAGCACTCGCGCGTGCTCATTACCGCGAGGTGCGCGAGACAGAGCAACACGATCTTGCGCGGGCCGCGGAGCTCGATATCCCACGACTGGTTTGTGAGGTGATGGGACATGTCAGTGACTCCAGAGAATGGCGACGGCCACGAGCGACGCGATGAACGTCACGCCGAGTCGTTTCCTGTTGCGAGCCAACGCCGGCACAAACGCGGCTGCGATGCCCACAAGCGCAAAGGCGCGAAGCGCCGCGGTACAAATGAGATCTGCGTTCATAAATGTGTTTTGTCGAACCTGAGCCGCTGCATGAACGGACTGGCACGCGCCAATCGGCTTATGTAGTGGCTAGATCGGTGATGCCCTGGCTGCTTAGCCAGCGTCCCCTCGATGTCCCAACTTGGGCCGCGTTTCGAAAGCCTGTACCAGCGGGTGCATTGCGCCGTATGCACTGCGCAAGACGTGATAGCCCAGCAAGTCCGGCGTCGATATCCCGCTACGCGCCGCCATCACTGCTAAATCGGCCGCTTCTGGCGCAGGTAACGCCACCGACAAGATCGTCGTCTCGCGATTCATGCGGCCAACATCGTCCCGCTGCGGCCCGTTTCGGCACTGAGCTCCATCAGATTCGATGGCAAATTCCCAACCGTGCCGAACAGCTGCAAGTCGGCGAGTCGACAGAGAGCAGCCGAGTCGCTCTCAATGCCATGCAGTTTCTTGAATGCCTGAAGGCCGCAGTAAGTACGGTCGGGCAAACGCGTTTTGACTTCGTTTCGAAAGCTGGCGCGGCGGCGCATACAACCCTCCATGGAACGGTTAAAAAATGACTTACACAGACATCAGAAACTGGCTAGGCGCTCTTCGCGGGAGGCTTCTCATCGCAAATAGCGACCACGAGGCCAGAAAGGATGGCACCCATCAAATACACACCAGCGAGCGCGGGATGCGCGATAGCTACCAGCACGCAGACACGTACAGCGCACACGAACCACGTCCAGGCACGCGCGATTGCGCTGACCTTCGGCTTAGGCACGTTGAAACCGAGCGAAGCAGCGCCAACGAACGCGAAACCCGCGAGCACGAGTTGATAAACCGCGATCGCCCACAGGTAGAAAATGAGGATGCGGCCAGCGCCGAGCAGGCCTTCCCACTGCCACAGGTACAACGCGGCGCCCTCGGCGGCGATAAGAAGCAAAGAGACGATGCGTTTCATTTAAACGCTCTCCTTCGTCGACTTTTCCGGGTAGGACTCCGGCACCTGCGACCAGTCAAAGTCCGCGCGCGCCAGCCGCAGGAACTTCACACGTGCTTTCGGAATGCCGTGTTTTCGCCAGTGAGAAACAGCGCTGGGCCTGATCTCGCAAAGATCCGCAACGGCAACGGTGCCGTTGAGGCCGTCGATGATCTTGCAGGCTGTGAGGTCGGACGGATCGGTTTTCATGACGCGAATTTAAGCGCACTCAAACGCTCAAGTCAAGTTAACTCAAATTTCAGCGTTTAAGCTTGCTCAAATGATTACCTTCGCCGACCGACTGAAGCGGGCAATCGCTCACCGCGAGACTGAGACGGGTGAGCGCATCCTGAAAAAAGAGATTGCAGCCGCAGCAGGCGTGACGTCGTCTGCTGTGACGCTATGGGTTCAGGGCAAGACTCACAACCTGAAGGCCGATCCGATCATGAAGCTCGCTAAGTACTTGCGAGTGAGGATCGAATGGTTGAAGGATGGAAAAGGACCGATGGTCGAGACGCCAGCCGGGGCTGCGGATCCTGTGGCATCGCAACCTGAGGCGGTGCAGCGCCCCATCGAATTGAGCAAGGACGCCGACGCGCTCATCGAGCTGATCGCGCAAAACGATCGCAATGGGGCTTTGAGCAGGGAAACGCTGCGAGCACTGCGGGTGATTGTGTCGGCTTCAGCGGTCGAGCCACGCGCGGCCGCGGCGGACCCTCTTAAGGAGGCGCACGCGCGCGCCGAGCAACAGGTCGCCGCAAAACAGCCGCGGCAACGTCAAAAGAAAAGCGCCGCCTGACGACCGCCGGATTATGCGGATGCCTGGCGCGCCTTCACGAGCATCAGCAGCAATGCGTCCACCATGCGCTCAGCGTGTTCCGGATCCACCTCGGAATCGTAGTTCAAGTGTCCTGCCGCATCGACCGATATCGTCACATAGGACGATCGTCGAGACACCGCCGACTTGATGTCGTAGAGACGAGCGCTGGCGCGCGTCGTCGAGTCATTCATTACCGGTGCAACAGCGGCCCTTCTGTCGCCTGACTTGTCAGTTCTGCAAGAGTCGTTCATCCCATTTCCTATTGCTGGGGTCTCTCATGTGCGCGCTCGGACGCGGCGGATGTGTTTTGTATGAATTAAGCCGATACGCTACTCCGATTTAAGCGCCTTTTTATCGGTAAAAGTTCGCATTTAAAAACCCGTCAATTCTGCTGTGGTCCCGCAGTCTCACTGGAGCTATCCGCGGCCTTCGCCTCTGCCAGTCGGTAGAGGATCTCGGCATTCAGGCTGCGCATGTTCTTCCGCGCTGCTGCGTCGAGCCATTCGCGGAGTTCTGCGGGGATGCGCAGGTTGAAAGTCTTGGCACCTTCCTTCGTCAACATTCTATGGCTCCCGTCTGATTTGAATACCCCAAAGTGACACCATTTTGGTGTCTATCTCGATGAATCGTAGGCTGACACCATATTGGTGTCAAATTCGAGATTGGCCCCGCCATGGTGTAGCCTTGGGGCCATGAACGAAGAGCAAACAACAAGAATCACGCTCCGTCTTCCTCAGGCCCTGCACGCACAGCTCGCCGAGGAAGCTGATGGGGCGAGCCGGTCTCTCAACGGAGAGATCGTTTCGCGCCTTGCATCGACTCTCACTGGTGCCGCGCTTGCAATCCCCGATAGCATCCGCGACGAGATCAGCGCTCGCGCGCAAGCGGCATCAACAACCTTCGAGCTCGAGCTGATACGCGCGATAGTCGCGGGCCTAAGCCCGGGCGCGCCAGCCGTGCTGGTCGTCGAGCATCGGGATAACGTCCCATTGCGCGCCGCCGGTGCGCTCATCGACGCAGCCCTCAAGCAACTGCCGCCGGACACTGTGCTGCGATTCACGAAGCTCAAGAAATAGAAGGCGTCTGTTCGCTAGTCGCCGTTTTCTTGCGCACTTAAATTTAAGCGCACTCAATTTTCTCTTGACCTCTTTATTTGAGTCTGCTTAAATTCGCTCCATCGCATCCGAACCGGAGCAACACCGTGAACGCGAACAAGGCGAAGCGCAAAGCTGCTCACCGTTCCCTTGACGGTCATGTCCGGTTCGTCGTTGCGACAGAGAAGTCGATCGAAGTGCTGGACCTTCGCGCGGTAGCAACGCGCGGCGCTCGAATCGATTTCATCGCTGCCTACTCTGCCGGCAAGTGCGTCACGCCGCGCAAGCATTGACCTGGGGACTGTGATGTCGAGCGTACGAAAAGAAGCTGTCGCGAACTCGCGCGCTACTCGCGCTGCGAAGTCCATCTTCCGGATCACGCGCAACGTGCTCGCTGTGTTCGGCGTGCTGTTCTGCTACCTGCTCTACACCGGCTATATGCAGTATCAGGACCGCGTGGCCGCAGGCGATTCGTCGTGCTCGTTCACGCGTTGCATGTGAGAGCGGCCATGCGCCCCGTACCGACCCGCCTCCCCGATGATCTTCTCGCGCCAGCGTGCCGCACGCTTGGCGTCGAGGGATCCGTCGACGAAGCGCTGCTCAATCCCGCTGTGCGCGCCGCCGTGCAGGCCGCGGTTCGCGCGCAGATCGTCGGTCGCCCGCAGCGCCGCACCGGTCGCTTCACGGAGCCGCGCACCACTCCTACTCAGACTTCGCTTGGCTTCGACGATCAGTGCGTCGATATCAAGCGTCGCGCCGCCAACGACGTCGATGAGGTCTGACGCCATGAATCTCCGTAGCGTATTTGACCCCGCGCTGTCGGCGTCGAAGGTCGAGAACGAATGTGAACGCTTCCGCTGTCCTGAATGCGAGCAACTGCACGAGACCACTCGAGAAGCACAGCTGTGCTGCCCGCCCGAAGTGGCCGCTGTGTATCAATGCCCGCACTGTGAGAGCGCGTGGCCGTCGGTAACAGGCGTTCTCGCATGCATCGAGCGGCACCCTGATGCGTCGCTTGGCGCCTACGGCCTGACGGCTTTCTGTTGCCCCGTATGCCATCACGTAGCGGATTCAATTCAGGACGCAGTCGATTGTTGCCTCGTTCTCACACATAACCACGCGCAACGTTGGCAAATCGCGCGAGACCTCGAAATGGGCAAGGTGCCGGTATGAACACTCTCGGTTACGTGGGCTCTGCCCTTGTCGCGCTCGGCTCTGTCGCCTGGACGCTCACCACGGTGGCCGGTCGCTTCGACCGCGCTTTCAACGACGATTCACAACTGCCCGCCCCCGCGAACGATGACCGGGCTCATCCGGAGGCGCGGTCGCGGCGCGTCTTCGGTATAGGACGCTCGATGAGCCTGCTCCTTCAAAGAGGCACGCCTGCGCTGCCCGTGCGTCTGCGCGGTCTGCCGTCGACGAGCCTGCCCACGGCCGAAACTGGATTGCTCGACCTCGCCGGTTGCCACTATTACAAGCGCTGCTTCATCTGCGGCGAGTCGCTCGGCCAGTACAAGGCATTCGTCTTGCGCCCCGCAGCTGCCGTCACGCGGCTATGCGTTGTGCCGCCGGCGCATCAGGATTGCGCGAAGTTCAAGGCCGCCAATCTGGCGGCCCGGCCTGACGCTGGTGTGGTGATGGTCTGGGTGACGCGCGATTACGGACTGGTGCCGAACGAAGACATCATCCAGGTGCGCATCGGCGACGCTGAGCAGGTGTTCTGGTATCGCGCCGACGGCTGCGCGACGCGCGATGAAGTGCGCGCGAGCTTCGAAGATCTGCTGCCTGAGTTATACGACCGCGCTCACGCGGTCGGCGAGCGCGCAGTCCTCGAGCTCGACACCATGGTCGCGCGCGCAACACGCTTGTTCCCGAAACACAGCGCGGCCGCGCACGTCGGGTGAACGCGATGAAGAACATCCTTCACCCCAACATGTTCCCCGCTGGCGCCGCGAACTCAGTCGCCGAATCCGGCGCGGCCGTCATCACTGATGCGGACGTGGGCGGTATCGCTGCGACGCCGGCGCCGTCGGATCCATGGGCGAATCCACTTTCGGCGCTCCAAAAACGCGGGGACAAGCCGTATATCCCCGCTGGCAAGACCCGCGCAGATCAGGCCATCACCTATTTGCGCGAGAAAGGGCCGTCTGACGGCGCGGCGCTGTGCAAGGCGTTGGGCATCACGTCCACTGGCGGGATCTCTCCTTTCATCGCCAATGCGCTGAAAGACGGTCGCATCGTGCGCGTCGACGGAAAGTATTCGGTCGGTAGCGAAACGCCGGCTGTTTCCGTAGAGGCACCAGCGCCTGCTCCCGCGCCGGCGCCGAATGTCGCCGAGTCGAGAGCCGAGTTGCCGGCGATCGCCCATTTCGAGGCCACTACCGCGATCGTCGCACGCAAGCCGAAAGCGACGCGCCCGGTTGCGCCAACGCCCGCGCCGTCAGCTGCGGCCGAGCCGACGAAGCCTGCCGGCCGCAAACCCGAGTTTGTCGTGTTCGTCGGCGACATCCAGCTGCTGTCGTGGCCCGAAGGCGATATCACGATCCAGACAGAAGCATGCACGGTCGACCTGAAGCGCGAACAGTTCCGCGCGCTGACGGCGCTCGTCGAGCTGCGCAAATGATTTTTCAGTGGTCTCTCGTCGGCTGACGTCCCCCGGACGGCGAGCTTGGGGGCGGCTTTCAAAGCGCCCGCTTTTTTCAGGACTGGACATGCAGCGACGCACGCAAACACCAACGCTCTGGCAGCTGCTCGCGGATCTGCAGGCAAACAGCATTTCGCTTCGCGAAGCTTATCGATTGACCCGCGCGCATGTGCGCGCCGCTGAGCGTCGGCGCGCGACGCAGAACCACAAGGGGCTCAAGCCATGAAAACGATCTTCATCTTCAACGATTCGCGGCCGACCGACGACTTCCGCGCGGTGATGGCGCTCGGCGAAGACGGTCAATGCATCGCACGGATCAAGTTCGATGCGTTCACGCACCCGCACTGCGAGTTCGCGATGGGCGTCCGGCACTCCCTGCGCGAAGACGATGCGGACATCTCTGGACCCGTTCACGCGACCCGCGCCGCCGTGCTTCGTCGCTATGACGAAGTCTTCGGCGTCGCGAACTGGATGCCGCTGTGGCTTGACGACCCGCACGCGAACCCTGATTGCTACGCCGCACTCCGGCGCATGCGAGAACTAAACCGGCCTCCGGTCGGCGTGCGGGTCGGCTTTAGCCCCGATGCCCTCGCAGGCATTCTCGGCGCCATATTCGGCGCTTCCGACGCAACCCCGCGCACCACGCACTGATCGCCATGACGACTCAACTCGACTCGACTGCCACTTATCTGCCGCTCGCGGCGATCCGCCGCTCACCGACGAATCCGCGTAAGCGCTTTCCCGAGGCGGATCACGCCGAAATGACTGCGAGCGTGCGCAAGCATGGCGTGCTGCAGCCGCTGCTAGTTCGCCCGTGGCCCGATGAACCAGGGCTCTTCGAACTCGTCGCTGGCGAGCGGCGGCACCGCGCCGCCGAGGCCGCGCCGCTCGACGAGGTGCCCGTGCTCGTGCGCGACCTCACCGATGATGAAGTACTCCACATCCAGATCATCGAAAACTTGCAGCGTAAGGACGTGCATCCGCTCGAGGAAGCCGACGGCTATAAGGTTCTCGCCGATCGTGGACACACTCTCGAGCAGATCGCCGAGGAAGTCAGCCAGACGCGCTCATACGTCGCGCAGCGTCTCAAGCTGTGCAGCCTGAACGCATCGTCGCGCAAGCTGTTCTTCGACGACCTGCTTAACGCAAAGACGGCTCTGATCATCGCGCGCCTTCCCATCGAATTGCAGGACAAGGCAGCGAAAGAAATTACTGCCAAACGCTGGACCGGCGAACCGATGTCGATCCGCGAAGTGTCGGAGCACGTGCAAGAGCACTACATGCTGCGCCTCGACCAGGCACCGTTCAAGACGTCCGACGCCGATCTCGTACCCGGCGCTGGAGCATGCGGACCGTGCCCGAAGCGGACCGGCAATCAGGTAGACCTTTTCGGCGACGTGAAGAGCAAAGAGACCTGCACAGATCCGGCTTGCTACGAGAAGAAGCGCGTAGCAGCGGCGGCGCAGAAGCGATCGGAGGCCGAAGCAACTGGCCGCACCGTGATCGCCGGTAAGCAGGCGAAGCAGGTTAAACCCAGCCAGTACGGCGACCTGAGCGGTGGCTATGTGGATCTGGATAAGCGCTGCTACGACGATCCGAAGATGCGCACATATCGCCAGATCCTCGGCGCAAAGGCCGTTAAGTCGGCCGCGTTGCTCGAAGATCCGCACGACGGCAAGCTCGTCGACGTGATGCAGAAGTCCGACCTGAAGAAGGCCCTCGCCGATAAGGGGATCCAGGCAAGCAGCACGGGCACCGCCAGCTCCAGCCAATCCGCTGAAAACGCCAAAAAGAAGGCGGCCGACGCATACCGCGGCGAGCTATTTCGGCAGGTCCGCGCCAAACATTCGGGGACCGGCCTCGATGACTTCGACCTGAAGATTGTCGCAGTGACCTTCTATCGCCGGCTCTGGAGCGAAAACCAGAAGCGCATCACGAAGCTGTGCGAATGGGGCCCCAAGCAGCTCAGTGAGGCCGACTTCGCGAAGAAGGTCGACGACTTCGAAGAGAACGATCCGGAGGCGCTTGGCCGCCTCGTGATGGACATCGCGCTTATCGATGAATCGGTCGTTCCCGGATACGCCACTTCATCGAAGCCCGAGCTGCTCGAGGCGATCGCGCGTGTACGCGGCATCGATCCTGCGGCGATCAAGAAGGACCTCGAAGCAGCGACGAAATCGAAGGCCAAGCCCGCGGCGAAGAAGGTTGCTGCGAAGAAGGCGGCAACTGTCGAGCCGCGCGAGGCGAAAACCGCTCCGCGCCCGGCGGCGGCGAAGAAGGTCTTGGCGAAGAAGGTCCCGGCAAAGAAAACGACGAAAGCCGCGGCGCCCCGCTCGGCAATCGATATCAATAGTGACGCGGCCAAAGCGGCATGGCCCTTCCCGAACACGGGTCGTCCATGAACCCGCAACTGATCGAACTTGCACGCGCTGCGGGTCTGACGGTCATCTTGAACGGCCGAATTGGTCGCGAAGAATTCCACAGCGTCTCTGGCTCGATCAGCGCACTCGAGCGTTTCGCGGAAGCATGCCGCGCGGCGGCCGACCGCCCCGCCGATGACGCGAAGCATGACTGAATTTGCAGCACCGGGCGCGGCCGGACCACCGCGCGACAAACCAACCTGAGGTAGACCATGAAGCGCATCACCATCGCAATCGCAGCAGCTCTCGCACTCGCTGCGGCACCGGCCGCATTCGCCACCAATGGCAACGGCAATGGTAATTCCGGCGGCACCACGTATTCGTCGAGCGGCGGCTTCGGCTCGTCGTCGAGCACTTCGGGCGGCTCGCAGGCCGAAGCCGGTCAGAACGGCAACGGTTATTCGACCCAGTGGAGCAACTCGGCGGGCGGCGGCTACGCCGTCGGTGGCACGGCGATTGGATCCGGCGCCGTCGGCGGTTACGGCTTCAACGCCGCCGCTGGCCTCTCGGTGTCGGGCAGCTATACCGCCAGCACGTCGAACGCTTCCGCCGGCGGTTATACGAGCGGTTCGGGCTACGGCTCGAGCAAGTCGGGTGTCGGCACGGACGTGAGCAGCTACGGCTACACGAACCTCGCCGCCAGCTATTCGTTCAGCCACTAAGGAAAAAGGCCTTCGATACCGGAAATATCGAAGGCCCTCGAACACACACCTTTGGGGGGTGTAACGATGAAAACGAAATTCACCGTCGCGTTGATTCTAGCACTGGGAGTCACCGGCTATGCACAGGCTCAATCTTCGTCTGTTGCGACGCAGTCGAGCGCGTCCACGTCCACTGCGCAGGGCACGATTCAGTTCTCGCAGACACCGGAACATACGAGCGAGACCGTTCGCAATGTTTCGGCACCCGTCCTGGGCGCTTACGCATCTTCTTTCTCGCAGATGAACTGCGGGCAAACCGTCCAGTTCGGTGGTGCGATCGCCGGCGTTTCTCTCGTCGGTGGCGCGTCGCACAGCCTGCAGGACTGCAAGCTCGAGGTGGCGGCCGCCGAGACCGTCCGGCAATCGACCGTGACGGATGACGCTGGCACGAAAGACAAGCTGCAGAAGGCGGCGGTGCTGATTCGCTGTCAGGTGAGCAAAGAGGTCTACGACGCATACCGCGCCGCCGGCTTCGACTGCTCGCTCAAGCCTTCCGAGCTGCTGTCGCGCACCGACACGCAGCCCGCGAATTACCGAGTGGCAGGCAACTGATGAACGGCATACCGCGCCGCCGGAATGCGTTCCTCGAAGCGGCGCGCGTGTATGCCGGCTCGCGAGTTCCGACCGACAACGCAGCGCACGAGCTCTGCGTCCAGTTGGTCGAAATGCTCGCACAAGATCGCGGCGAGCGAGTCGTCCTGCAGATCGGCCGCGTGGTCATCGCGCGCGGCGACTCGAGCGCCAACCCGCGCAGTAACGTCAGCTGACTCTCTCATCGGCGGGCGTGTGTTTGGCCGGGCTTCGGCCCGGCCCTTTTTGAAGGATCTGTGATGTCAGAAAAACAGGTGGTCACCATGAAGATGGCGAAGGCATCAAAACAGGATATTGATGCAGCTGTGGATCTCGCGGGCGTTTTAGGGAACGTAGACAAGGGCTATTACCCCGCGGCGCCGGATTCCGACGATCCGGATGAGCCGACGCTCTTCGACGCGGATGACCCCGAGCATTTGCGCGCTTTCTACGATCGCGTGAAAGGTTGCCTCGACGCGGCACCCGGCGGCCTGTTCCGCGTGGTCTGGGGGTTTCATACGCTATTGCGCAACGACCTCGTGGACCCGGACCTCGATCATCTCGAGCTGCACCCGCGCATCACCGAAGCGCTTGCACGCAAGCCAGTTGACATCGGCTCGCTCGCCTACCCGCCCGAGATGACGCCGGCGCTGCGCCACGTGCTCGGCATGATGTGTTTCCAGCTCGCCCCCTTTGCGCACATCTTCCGCGCTGCCGGCGCCGACATAAAGACGCGGGCCGAAGACGAGCAGGCCTTCTGTTTGCACTGGCTGATCAAGCACGTGCTGTTGCACGGTGATGCATGGGCCGAGCGTGCAGAAGCTGACATCGCCGCTGCCCGTGCGCGTATCAAGGGAGCGGTGCAATGAGCTTCGAATACATCAAGTCGTACTACGGGGTCGACGCCAAGCGCGGTCAGCGCGTGATCGCGTACGGCAAGCCGGGCGTGATCACTGGCGTCGATGGTCAGTACTTGCGGATCCGCCTCGACGGCCGGAAACACTCCGACAACTATCACCCGACCGACGGCATCGATTACGCGCCGCCGGTGACAGCGAGCGCGACATGAGCGGACACGGTCCCATCCAGTCGCAGCACTCGAAGGTGATGAACGACATCGCCGATCTGCTCGACCGCGTCTTCGCCGGCTACGGATTCACGCTGATGGTGTTCGACCTGAACGCGATCGCCGGCGGCCACATGAATTACATCAGCAACGCAAACCGCGCTGACGTGGTTGTCGCGATGAAGGAGTTCATCGCCGCCGAGGAAGACCGCGCGCATGAACCACCGGAGGCAATGCAATGACTGTCTACGTAGACGACATGCGCGCGAAGTTCGGCCGCCTGGTGATGTGCCACATGATCGCCGATACCGACGACGAGCTGCATGCCATGGCTGATCGAATCGGCGTGGCACGCAAGTGGCACCAGTCGCCCCCGAAGCATGACAGCCACTACGACATCGCCCTCAGTAAGCGTGCTGCCGCGGTCGCCGCTGGCGCCGTGCAAATCACATGGCGTCAGGCGGGCGCGATGGTGATGCGCCGGCGCGTGACTGGTGACCTCGGTTCTCACACTGAAGCAATTGAGTGGCAAACGAAGCGCCTCGCGGCGCGCCGCGAGGCCGCCCTACAGGGACAAAGCACGTGAGCGCGCTACCGTTTCTTATTCAGCACGCTGACGGGTCGCGCTATCTCTTCGCAAGCCATCTCAGCAGCTTTGATGGCTTGATCGGGAGGCCCGGCAGCGGGGCCAGCCTGAATACGGCGACAGACGGAAATCAATTTCGTCATCGACGACCGCACAAGCTCGACTTGCTCAATAGTCGCGGCATCCAACGGAAGCAACTGCAGCCGATCGAAAGACGCTCTTCTGTCAACGAGCACATCGATCGCGTTGGCGAGACCGGGTGCATCGTAATGAATCGAAAGAGCCATCGTGAACTCCTGTGCCGTTTGCTGCGCTCTCGTCGCGAAAACGGCCGCCAGTCGATGCGCCTGTTTTCGCTGCCCCCAGTTCTGAAAGATCACGACGCCAAACGCGCTGCCGATGGCGATCGCAGATACAAGAGCTTGCGCGAACAACAACCAATCCCCGTGGTGCCATGACATGCGTAGACCCCAAATGTTTACTAAAGCGGCGATTTCGTCAGTGAATGCCGAAAGCGGCGCGCAGAGATCCGTATGCAAACGCTGCCAAGCTAAGGACGCAGCAGCAAAAAGCGCCGTAGAAAAACTTCATGTGGGATCTCCGCGCGCGCTGATCGTGAAGCTCTTCAAAAAGCGTCAGTTGCGTCGCGTACGAGAGGAGAAATGCGAGCACGACCAGCATGAGGCCTATTACGAAGCTAATAACTGCGACCTTCAAATCGCAAGCGTTGATCGATGCTTTCACTTTGTCGAAGGCGGCGAGGATACCGGCTGCTGCCCCCCCGTTCAAAAGGGCGAGGATTTTGAACCCCTCGACCGAGATGCTAATCATCGATTTATACGTCTCAGTCTTTTGATCGTCCGCAAAATTACCCGCCACATGCACCCCCTGCTGTATTTGGAGGCGATCCTAACATGAGTGAGAACAGCAAAATCGAATGGACCGACCACACGTTCAATCCGTGGGAAGGCTGCCAGAAGGCCGGGTCCGGTTGCGATCACTGCTATGCCGAGGCCCGCAACGCGCGCTTCGCTGGCGGCACTGCGATCAACTGGGGACCTGGCGCGCCGCGGCGTCGCACGTCGCCGGCGAACTGGCGCAAGCCGCTGCAATGGAACGCCGCGCACGACGAGTTCTTCGCCGCGCACGCCCGACGGCAGCGTGTGTTTTGCGCGTCGCTCGCGGACGTGTTCGACAACGCCGTCGACCATCAGTGGCGCGCGGATCTGTTCGATCTGATTGAAAAGACATCGAACCTCGACTGGCTGCTGCTCACGAAGCGTATCGGCAATGTCATGTCGATGGTGAGCGAGGCTGCTCAGTACCAGTTCGACTTGGAATGCATCGAAAAGCCGAGACTTCATGACAACGTCTGGATCGGCGCGACGGTCGTCAATCAGGAAGAGGCGGACCGCGATATTCCCAAGCTGGTGGGAGTGCCTGCGCGAGTGCGCTTCCTTTCGATCGAACCGATGCTCGGGCCGGTAGACCTTGCTTCGATCCCGTGGGGCGGCGTGCGCACAAGCATGCTTCAAGGATGGAATGCGCCGGAGCACGGTATCCATTGGGTCATCGTCGGTGGCGAAAGCGGCCCCGACGCTAGGCCGATGCATCCTGACTGGGCTCGAGATCTGCGCGATCAGTGCGCAAACGCTGGCGTGCCCTTCCTGTTCAAACAATGGGGCGAGTGGGCGCCCGGCGAGAACTGCGGTGGCTCGATGAAACGCACTGAACGTGTCGCAGACTGGTGGGGCGGCGAATGGAAGTTCAGCACCCTGACGCCAGGCGCATCCGTGGGCATGACCTATGACGACGAGCCGACCGTCTATCGCGTCGGCAAGAAAACTGCCGGCCGCCAGCTCGACGGTCGCACGCATGACGAATTCCCGGAGGCGCTATGAAAGAACGCCGGATCTTCGTTAGCCCGCACAAGTTACCCGAACTTTTTCTCTTCTTCCTTAAGAAGCTCGCTCGCTTCCCGAATTCTGTTCCAAATGCCTCTGTAAGGGAGGCCATATTGCTCGCCGCAACTGACGTGGTCATGTGCCGCGCCGGCGGCCGGATCACGAGCGGCCAACTGGATGGCCTTGTTCAATTCGTCGCGCACCGAAATGAGAAGGCGAGCGGCCTCGACAGTGGCCAATTGTGCAATGGGAATGCCGTTCAAGGACTCAAGGATCTGAAACAGCATCAGCCTATCGCGCCTGCGGTGCTCGCCGGTCTCCGTATTCAATGGGTTACTTTTCGCCGCCTCCATTCCACCCACGGCGAGATAAGCATCTCTCGCGAACGCCGCTGCCATACCGACCAGCCTTGCGGACTCCTCGTTCCGGCGCTGCTTTTCACGGCGCTGCTCAAGATGATGCTGCAAGAACACCACGCCGAAGGCGCCCCCAATCGCGACCAGCGACGCGACCGTCTGGGTCAACGACAACCAATCTGCTCGGTGGAATGCCGCCATGCGTGAACTCCCGATATTGTTTTCTGGCGCGATGGTACGTGCGCTCCTCAACGACAGCAAGACGCAGACGCGACGCGTCGTGAAGCTGCCGCATAACAACCGGCTCGGGCAGTGGGAACCGACGACGGTGGGCGGCCCGGATGGCGGACGCACCGCCAAGGGCGAAACGATACCGTTGCAGGGCGCTATCTGGCACACGCGTACGGGAGACAGCCTGTTATGCCCGCAGGGGCAGCCTAGCGACCGTCTTTGGGTGCGGGAAAGCGGCTGGGAGCGTCCCGAACGGACGCCACAGATGATCAGGGAGGGGGCCGACACGTGGGCGCCGTTTTACTACGACGCGGATGGTTACGTCGGCGAAGACGCCGCCGATCTCCGAACGTGGAATTTCAAGCGCCGCCCAGCCATTCACATGCCGCGCTGGGCGTCGCGCATCACACTCGAAATCACCAGCGTCCGGGCTGAGCGCCTGCAGGACATCAGTGAGGACGATGCGATTGCCGAAGGTGTTGACGGCCCGATGTGCGCCGCCGCTGTCGGTCGTGCACCGTCGCGCGCCACGCTGCTGCCGGTAGCTGTTCACGGCTACGCCCACTTGTGGGAAAGCCTTAACGGCGCGCGCGGCTACGGCTGGGACACGAACCCGTGGGTATGGGTCATCGAATTTAAGCGGATCAAGCCATGAGCAATACGAAAACCCTCGCGGACGCACTGCCAGACGAGATTGCGCGTGTGACGCGGATCCTCGGCTACTACCTTGAAATAGGTCCGGCCGGCGCGCTCGGCGCGATGTTTATCCGTGCGGACCTCGACCGAGCTACTCGCGCCGCCGCGAGCGGCGACATCGTGGCAATGGTTCAGGCGCTGGAAGCTCTGAAGGAATACAAGGAATGATTGCCGCCTATCCACTCCAGTGGCCGGAAGGCTGGCCGCGCACGAAGTCTCACTCGCGGGCGCATGGCAAGTTCAGCATTCGCCGCGGCAGCAATTCGATGGCGCAAGACTTGTCCGTGTTCGACGGCGTCGAGCGCGTGCTGCTCGAGCTCAGCCGGTTCGGCGTCGGGCGGGACGATATCGTCATCTCCACGAACCTCAAAACACGGCTCGATGGCCTTCCGCGCTCCGACCAGAGAGCGCCGGACGATCCGGGCGTGGCCGTGTATTGGGAGACACGCCGCGGCGGCCGCAAGGTCATGGCCGTCGATCGATATCAGAAGGTCGCCGACAACCTGGCTGCCGTCGCGGCGACGCTGGACGCTATGCGCGCCATCGAGCGGCACGGCGGCGCACAGATCCTTGATCGTGCGTTCACCGGTTTCACCGCCCTCCCGTCGCCGGCGGCCGCTCGCACGTGGCGCGAGGTCATCGGTGTGCCGGCCTTCGTTCGTGATATGCCATCGGTCCGCATCGCCTATCGGCGCCGCGCCTCAGAGCTTCATCCGGACAAGGGCGGTTCGCACGGTGCGATGACCGAACTGAACCTGGCATTAGCGGCCGCCGAGAAGGAGCTAAACGGATGAGCTACGCAGCGACAATTCGTGTCGAAACGATGGCGAGCGCACCGACGCGTGCGCGCCGCCAAGGGTAAAAGGCTGCCCAGTGGCACGCTACGTTACCATCGCCAAATTCTGCGAACTCACCGGTTTCACGCCGGCGGCGGTGTACACGCGGAAATGTAAAGGCATCTGGCCGGAGGGCTCGGTTTGGAAGTACGAACCGGGCACGAAGAAAATATTGATGGACGTCGAGGCTTACGAAGAATGGGTAGAAAAGGGACAGGGGTCACAATCGTTTCCGACTCCAGCTATGAAATCGCCTTCTCTTACAAGGGCCAGCGTTGCCGGGAACGCGTCAAAGCGAAGCCCTGTCCTGCCAACACTCGAAAGCTGAATCAGTTCGCTGCAGCGATCAGGCATTCGATCGAAAAAGGCGAGTTCGACTACGCGAAGACGTTTCCCAACTCGAAATATGCGGCTCGGTTCGCCGAGCGCCCGGGCGACGTTCTGTCCGTCGAGAGATATTTTGAGGCTTGGCTCACGCGTAAGAAGGTGGAAATCAAGGCATCGACCTACACGGGATACGACCGCATCGTAAATAACTGGGTGATTCCGAAGTTCGGAAAAATGGCGCTGTCGGATCTTAAACGCGCCGCCATCCGCGACTGGCTGGCCGTGATCGACAAGGATAAGGAAAAGAAGGTTTCGAATAAGCGCCTGGCGAACATTCAGAGCTGCATGCGGTCCGCCCTCTCCGATGCCGTCGAAGACGAGCTCATCGAATCAAATCCGCTCGCCGACTTCACATACTCGCGCGTCGAGCGCCCAGCAGAGGACGAACCTGACGACGACGTCGACCCGTTCACCACCGAAGAGCAGGCGGCGATCATCGCGAAGCTGCGCGATGGCGAAAACAACCTGTTCCGGTTTTTCTTCTGGACTGGCCTACGGACATCGGAGGCGATCGCGCTCAACTGGTCGGACATCGACTTCGTTCACGGCTACGTGCGCGTGCGCCGCGCTATCACTGGCGAAGCGAAAGGCGTTGCCGAATTGCCGAAGACAACTGCAGGTCGGCGCGACGTCAAAATGCTGCCGCCGGCGCGGGCCGCTCTTCTTGCTCAAAAGCCCATGACGTTCATGGCTGAAGCTGACGGCCCCGTGTTCGTCAATCCGATCACACGCGCACGCTTCACCGGGCCAAAGCAGATTCGACCGGTTTGGCAGGTGGCGCTGAAGCGCGCCGGCGTTCGATATCGTCGCCCCTATCAGACTCGACACACGTATGCATCGATGATGCTATCGGCGGGCGAACATCCTATGTGGGTGGCGAAACAGATGGGACATGCGGATTGGACGATGATTGCGCGCGTGTACGGCCGGTGGATGCCGTCTGCGGATATCGAGGCCGGGAATCGGGCCGTAGAGAAGTTCGCGGAAAATGCTGGCGAATTTCATGGCAAAAACGACGTAAACCCGGCAAAAACAGGCTAGATTTTTAACGGCTCGAAATTCGGCGCCGTTGATTTTAAAAGGAATTTTGGTGCGAGGGAGGGGACTCGAACCCCTGCTCTTTGCCGTAGCGACAGGCTCGGTTGACCGATGCTGGCGAAAAGCTGGCAAATGGGTTAAGCGACAAGATGCGTGCGTCGCATGAGCGCGCTCAACGACTGGCCGCCCTAGCTATACTGTATATCCATACAGGACGCGGGCCATGGCGCAATTTCATCGAGAGGACGATCAGCACAGTTGCCAGATGTGTGAGCATTGGGGCGGTGATGTCGCCAGCGGCTCACACGCGAAATGCGTGCGCGGCGGACTCGTGCAGGTGGTGGCACGGCCGGAGTTTGGCTGTTCTTTTTGGGTCCGAGCCGTTGGCGCCGACGATGAATTCGTTGGCATGAAAAGAAAATGACGCGCCAAGCAGCGAGTCGGCTATGCCGCGTCAGATACCTGGATCGTGGCGATCGCCGCCTTCGCCGCGGCATAGCCATCGTCGTACAGGCGCTGGCGCACTGTGGGCGCCATGTTCCGATCGAACGAGCTGGCATAGCCCGTCGGCACCCGCACGATAGTCGCCCCGTTCTTCATGTCCAGCTCCACGTGCGCCGCCTCGTTTGCCGCGAGCATCAAGTCGATGATCCTCGGCGCGAGCGTGCGCAGGCCGTAATTGCCCGGGCGCAGCGGCGTGTCGTCGGACACCAGGTAGATGCCCACGCGCGGCACCGCGTCGACCGTCAGGTCGCTCGCCGGCACGTTGTCGCATGTGCCGCCGTCAACGAGCAGTGCGCCGGAGCATGCGACCGGCGGAAAGACGATCGGGATGGACGCGCTCGCGCGCGCGGCCACCGCGATCGGGACCGTCGGCGTCGTCGCGCGGCTGAACAGAAACTCGCGCTCGGTCAGGAGGTCCGCAGCAATGATCTTCAGATCGATCGGCGAGTCGACGAATGTGCGGCCGCTCGTTCCCTGCTCGAGGAACTTCTCGAGCGCCCTTCCCGTGCATAGCGCCTGGTGACGCAAGACTGCCCACGGCGAAAAGCGCATCATCGGCGACCAGTCGAGGCTCATGCACAACTCGTGCATGTCTGCGAGTTTCATGCCGCCGGCGAACATCCCCGCGACGATCGAGCCGCCCGACGTTCCCGCGAGCTCGACGATTTCGTAGCCGGCGTCGACGATCGCCTGCAGCGCGCCGAGATGCGCGCCGAGGCGAAAGCCGGATCCGCTCAATGCGACGCGGATCCGTTTGCTCATGATCCGATTGCACCGCTCGCGGCAGCCGGTGCCGACGCCGGTGCCGCAGGCGCCGCGGTCGACGTTGCCGGCTGCAACGCAATCGCCGTATTGACGGCAAGCGTAACCACATCGACGGCTGCATTGGCCGAGTTCTTCGCCTCCTGTTTCAGGCTCGACGCATTCACCAGCGACTTGAGCAACGGCAGCCCGACGTCGACGAGTTCCTGCAGATTCGGCTTGGTAACCGTTACGCCCGCCGCGCAGACCTTTTCGAGAGCGGGTTTGAAGTCGTTATTGAGTGTGTTCAGCGCGCCGCCGGTGAACACACCGTCATCTGTCATTATCTGGACAGCCGTATTTGCATCAGCGCAGACGAGCGCGGTCGCCTGCTGGAAGGAAAGCGTCGGCATGGTGCCGTTGCAACCGGCGAGCAGCGCGAGAGACGCGACAAGGCCTGCCGCGAGCAGCATGGAGAAACGTTTCATGGGATTTCCTATTTGAAGGTTTTGATTGCCGTCACGGCTGCACTGGCGGCGGCCGCTGCGACGTCTGATGCCGCTGCTGCGGCCGTTGCTTGCCCCTGGAAGGCCTGAACGTCAGTTTCCCGGAGCGAGATGCTGTAATCGCCGGCCGCCGTGCGCGTGAACGTCGCGTCGACGGTCGCCATCTGCTTGCCGTTCCACACCTTCAGCACGCAGCAGCTCGTCGCAGCGCCGGCGTCGTCCGTAATCGGCTCGATCTCATAGCGGGCCATGCCGGCGTACCAGAGCGACGCGCATCCGGACATGGCGCTGCATGCGAGTAGCGCGATCGCGCGCCGGATCACTGGATGGTCGGCTGCGCAGCTGCGGCCGCCTGCACAGCCACCGGTGCAGGCGCCGAAGCAGGCGCCGGCGCAACAGCCGCGACCGGCGCTGCAGCGAACTCGGCGGTTGCCGCCAGCAGTTCGCCCGGCACGATGCCCGACACCGCGCCGCCGGGCGTCGACATGGTGGCGCCGTGGATCCCGAGACCAGCGATGGTCAGCGCGATCGCATCGATGAGGTGATCGGCGGGCGCCTTGCCGATCACCACGAGCGCGAGCCACGCGCCGAACAACAGCACGCCGGCCGCGAATTTCATCAGTTGCGTCGAATTCAAGTTGCTCTCCTGGTTGATGCCGCGATCGCGGCGAAATGAAAGAGGGTTCAGCTGGTGATGCCGAGCGCAATACGGCAGCTCGTCCAGAGCAGCACACGGTCGTCCATGCCGTTGGGCATGGCGGTGCTCGCCGCATTGCCTAGGTTGATGGCGCGGCTCAGCGTGAGAAACGATCCGGCATCGGCATAGGCGTTGAGGTTGTGATCCGTCCAGAACTGCCCCGCCGCGAGCGCGGCGACGTCCGGACGGGTGATGCGATCGGGATCCGCCTCGAGGTCGATCCCGATCTTCTGGCCGATCACGCGGAAGTTGTAGCGACCCGTGTTCTGTATCAGGCCACCTCCCCGATAACGAAAACCGTCCCCTAGTTGCGTGTTGCCGAGTTCGCGTGCCTTGTCTGAAGGGGGCTCATAGCGCTTCTGCGCGGCCGTCGGGCCCCACAGCTCTCGCAACCAGATGAACCGGCCGCTCTCGTGCCCGCATTGCGCGAGAAAAGCGGCTTGTCGAATTGGCGAGTCGATGGCATAGAGCGCCATCGCGGCCGACAACGGGTCTGCCCACAACGAAGCGCGGGCGAGCGGAATCTGCAGCGCCGCGGCGAGCATTTCAGGTGACATGGAATCTCCGGCGCGCCGAGCGCGCGCAAGTTGGCTGAGTCCGGTTAGCGGTAGCTACCGGCCCAAGGCTTGGCGGGAAGTGGCGCGTGCGTCGCGTTGTCGAGTTTCTTGTCGACTGCCTTCGCAGTGCTGGCCGCCTCGTCGGCCTTCACGGCCGCGACGTTCACTTTCTGCTCGACCTGCACCGTCGTCTTCTGCGCGGCCGTGGCGGCGACGGCCGCCTCACGAGCCTGCTTCAGCATTGCGGCGCTTTGTGCGTCGTTGACCCGCGCGCGATCGCCGAGGAATCGCAGCGTATAAGCCGCCAGATCGTTGGTGGTCTTCATCAGCGACTTCATGTCCGCGACGTCTGCAGCGGTCTGCTTGTCGAGCGCATCGCGCGCCGCCGCCGTTGCTTTGAGGCCGTCGATCTGCGCGGTGTACTCACGCATACATGCAGCTCTCTCTTCAGCTCGAGCGATTGGCACGCCCCTCATGTACGCGGCCCGCTCGGCGGCCCAGTCGGCGCGTTCTACGGACATGCCCCACTGCCCGAGGAAATAGCCCGCGGCCAGCATGCCGCTAAAGCCGCCCATCAGGCAGGCAATGAAGACCCACCAACGCCAGTCACGAATTTGCGTCATCAGTCGCTCTCCGGTTCCCGATCGCCAGTTCAAGTCGATCGATGCGGCGTTTCAGCTCCTCCACTTCCGCTTCTGCCTGCCGGGCACGGCGCTCAGATTCTTCGCCCCGGCGCTCTGCGGCTCGCATCAGTTCTTCGGCGCGATCAGCGCGCTGCACGGCAAGGAGTTCGCGCTGCTCGGCCCGACCGGCCCTTTCCTCGGCCAGCGTGGCGAGGCGCTCAAAACGAGCGATGGATTCAACCTGCCCGGCAGCATCCGCCTTCACGATCTCGGCGCCGCCTTCGCTTTCCGCCTGCCGGCGCCGATCGATCTGCCGCCACATTCGGCCGCCGACCCAGAACGTGCCCATTCCCCCGAGGGCGGTCACGATCGACTTCACACCCTCGTTCCAAAAATCCGACATCGGCTCGATCTCCTGTGTGCCGGTGCTGCGGGTGTAAAAAAGCCGCCCGAAGGCGGCCTCTACTATCTGCTTGACCACTAGCCCTTTTAGGGCTATCTTCATCGCCATAGGGAAACGCATTCGCGAGTCCCGTTTATCCCGAAAGGACGATCATGAAGCTCTCATTTCGCGCGCGCCGCGCGCTCGGTTATGCCCATTCACTACAAGCATCCTCCCGCGCAAAGCCTTGCCGACCTGAAGAAGGAACTCGGCCGTACGGGAAAGGAAATGGCGGATCTCTGCTGGCTTGCGGGCGATCAGCACTGGCGCAAATACACCAACCCGCGCGATGCTCGGCCGATGAGCGCGCAGATGCTATTCACGCTGATGGCGCAGCTCGAACTGGATCCGGAAACCCTCGAGCGTATCTACGCAAGGATGCGCCGGGCCGGGGCAGAGTTCGTGCCGCCGGCGCCAAGTGGAGAGCAGCAGCCGTAGTCACGTCGCTCGGCTGCGCCGCAGCCTTGTCCGCATGCGGCGGCGACGGCAAAGCTGGACAAATGGCAGTTGCTAATCCGATCACCCAGCGGTGATCCTTCCAGCATCGTAGACGTCCGCCGCAACAGCGCCAGCCGCATCCTCTCCTGTTGCCGCGTCTGCTGTGGCTCCCGCGTCAATGCTGATCGCGAAGATCGCAAAAGGCGCAGCGCTCGCAAGCGGTTATCGCGCCGCTCGTTTCGCAGTTCGCAAAATAGGTCATTCCGTCAAGTCTCCGGACTCCGGTAACATTCGGGAATCGTCTGTATGCGTTGGAAACACCCGATGAAACGAATGAAGGCCGTAAACGACCTTGGCCTGATCATCCTGATCTCAATCGGGGTGATTTGCGTCATCTACTGGATCAAGCTGATCCCCATCGTTCCATCTGAGGACGCGCCAAAGAACACCGGTTGCGAGATGGCAGTGTGGTCTATTGGCACGCCGGGCACAGAAGAAGAAAAGGCCGCGCGCAATCAGGCTGCGAATGAGGCGTGCAAAGGTTACTTCGACAAGGCGCGCAGCACGAAGTAGCCCCTGCAGGTGCCGCTTTGGCTGCAACACCATAACGAGGGAGACAGCATGAGCGAAAACAAAATGCAGATCCTGGCAGGAATCGCAGACCGGTACGCCGACTACACAAAGCGGCAAGTGTCGACCGAAATTTCCAAGCACGAAGACATGTTCGCGCACGGATATGAGGACCGCGGCGCGATGGAGCATTACCTGAAGGTGGGCCGGTCAGCTATCGACGTGATCGCGGAGGCAATGCTAGCGGCCGGGAAATCTACCGCATCAAACGTCTTGGATCTCCCGTGCGGCGGTGGTCGGGTGACACGCCAGCTCGCAGCCTTTCTGCCAGAGGCTACGATCTATGTTGGCGACGTGAACCCAAACAAGGTGCAGGCCGTGGTGGATTCGTTCGGCGCGACGCCCGTTGATCCGAACATCGATTTCAGCGCCGCGCCGACGCCGCAATTCGATCTTATCTGGGTAGGATCGTTGTTCACGCATCTGAACCACTGGCTATACGAACAAGCACTGCGATGGTATTTAGGTTCTTTGGCACCAGACGGCGTATTGGTGATGACGACGCACGGTCGGCGCCACGAGAACATCCAACAGGCCAAACCGCATGTGCCGCCCGAAACATGGGCACCGGCTAGCGCGGCATTCAAGTCGCAAGGCTTTGGTTTCGTCCCCTACAACCCTGCCAATGCATCCGATCCTTTGGAAATTGGGACGACGGTGAATTCGCCCTCATGGGTTATGCGTCTCATAGAGCGAGACCCGAGCGTTCGCATAATCGCCCTCCACGAGGGCGGGTGGGTGGACGCGCAGGACGTTCTAGCAATCCAGAAACGCCCCATCTGACGGTCAGTAAAGCGGATACCACGCGGTAGCCGCGCCACGGCACAGATACGCGTGCCCCGCCCCGATCGCCAACGTGGTTACGGGGTCGATTACCGATCCGCTGCTTGCATTGAGCGTCAACGTCGTCACAGCTTGTGTGCTGACGAATCGAACCAAAGAGCCGTTATATCCCGACGTGCACCCGGGAAGCACCACAGTCAGCGTCGAAAGCGTGCCGGCGGGAACAATCAGCGCGGTTTCCGTGCCAGACGAAATCGTAACCGTGCCGCCCGTGGTGGGCGAACTGACCGTGAAACTTGTGTCTACTTCTTGCTGGCTGTGGGTCACCGTCGTCGCAGACACAGCATTTGCAGCCGTACAACCAATACACGGCGGCGATGCCAGGGCCGATTGGACCATCGCCGTAGTCGCAACCAGCGTGGAATTCGACGAGGCGCCTTGCGTCGTCGCGGTGGCCGCGCCGAGCGCCGGCCCGTTCAAACTGGTGATGTCGGTGTTTGCCCCTGATGCGGCGGCGCCAAGACTCGAGCGCGCCGCGCTGGCAGATGTCGCGCCCGTGCCTCCGTTCAATACTGCGACGGTGCCCGAAACATTCGATGCCAATACCGCGGTGTTGCAACTCCATCCGGAGCCGAGCGTGTAGTTCAATGCACTCGCCGACGTGCCGCAGCTCGGCATATTGAACGCGGATGGCGTCGCAGAGGATCCGGTGACGTTCGCAAGTACGCTGTTCGCGGGAATCGGCGCTAGCGAAACAGTCACATTGCCCGTTGCCGCACTGACGCCAATTCCAGTCCCGGCCGTGAGGCCAGAAACATTCGCCGGCAGCGATGCCCACGCCGCAGCGCTCGAAGGACCGGTTGATGTGACCACCTGTCCGGCGCTCGAGCCAGCGGCATTCAGAAGTTGAACTGGCAGTTGCGTCACCGCCGAGGCAGTGACCGCCACGCATAGGGCGATAAAAAACGTGAGTATTTTTTTCATGTCGGAATGGAGGTCACAGTTGCCAGTTATTTACCGCCGCCTTCGTAGAAGCACTTAGCGACGCAGCGGCGCCGCCGGTGAAGCTTCCGAATGCGCTGTTCCCAACGAGTTCGTTGCTCGATGGGGTACCGACACCCTGATTCAGCTCGGCGAACCCGTAAGTCAGCGTGCCAACGACATCGGTGACAGTATTGCCGCCAAGTGGATTGGACTGAATAAGCGAACCGGTCAGGAGAATCCCTGCGCGGTTATCGACGCCACCTGCGACGCCAGCTTTCTTGGCGTTGCAGTTCAGAACGTTGTTTGCGCGCATCGGCGAGTGCTGGATGCCGAAACCCGCAGCTGAACCAGCGTACGCAAATCCGCTGCTACCGGAATTAGTCACGTCGTTTCCGATGACTTCGATCCCTATACAGTTCTGGGTATTGCCAAAGAAACTCATCCCAAAATCGATGCTATTTCCGCCGCCGGCGGGCCACCGCCCCTTATTGCCAATGACCTTGATCAGGTTGCTGTCCTCAACATTCAAAGCCTCGTGGACAGAATTAAAGCTTGTGTTGGCATCCATAATCCCCGATGCGCAAAAAGCGGCGGCGAAGCCAAATGTCCCGGCACTCTCGGACTTGTTGTGGTGCATGTTGAAGTCGAGCCCATAAACGACAGCAATGCCGTGAGCAATCGTCGACGTCCCATTGCCGCCGGTATAGCAGCCAGCGATCTCCGTCCCGACATCCGGCGACGCTAGTGAACTGCCCGACACGTAGATGCCGTTGCCCCTGTAGTCGGACACGTTGCAGCTCTTGACTTTGTTGTTTTTGCCAAGCGCTAGGGAAAGTCCTGTGTAACCAGCACCAGACAACACTAGGTCTTCGATCTGTGTGTTCGAACAACCGGAGGCCAGCAATACGGTCAAGCCGCTGTAGACCGACGAAGGTGCTTGAAATTGGAGACCGCTGATCTCTGCGTTCAGCAGATTCGCCGCAGTGATCCAGTTCGAGAACGACGACCCCTTGGTGACGAGTGGGCCCGGCAAAATCACGACGCCCGGGCGCGCCGTCAGGATCTTGAGCGTCGATGGGAGCGTCCCCGGATTCAACACATACGTGCCCGGCGAAAACTCCACGCAAGGGTTCGCTGCGCACGCGCGCAAAAGGCCGGGCATGTCGTCGTTGATGCCGTCGCCCGGCGCGCCGTAAGCGCGGGGATCGGCCGTGCGCTTCACCACGAAATAGACGTTACTTCCCTGCGCGAGCTTTACATCTGTCACCGAACCATCTGCCGGCGCGCCGATTGCCCGCGAAGTACCGCCGATGACTACGAGCTGTTGCACGCCAATGGGAACGACAGGACTAAATCCGAGGACTTGGCCAGCCAATGTGCAGTCAGTCTGGATACCAAGGTCGAACAGCACGAGGATGTTGTTGACCGATCCGTATGTTCCAGCGAGTGCCACGCTCTGGCTGAAGCCAGGGGCGAACTGAGTGGCGCTCGCGGCCCCCATGGACTCGCCCGCGACCGTCTGCGGTGCACCGCTAAGCGTGTAAGTACCCACGCCGCCGGTACCGGTGCCTTGCGCTGTGATAGTCGGGCTGCCCACGACGCCAGCCCCATAGACCGTCTGGCCCACGGCGAGAACGCCGCTCGCGAGCGCGCTCACGGTCAGTGTGTTGCCGGAGATCGACGCGGTGAAGTTCGGGCCAGCGGTGAACGTTTCGCGAGTGGCGTTGGCGGCGACCGCGTCTCGCAATTGTGCGACGGTGCCTTTCACCGTCGCGCCGCCGCTCGTCATGTAGATGAAATCGTCATCCGTAAAACCACTGGCCGGATTAAATTCAGCCAGCGTAATGCCTTCACCTGTTGGCATAGGTCACCAGAAATAAGAAAACCGCCTTGCGGCGGCTTGGTATTGCGCGGATGGTTGTTAGGTGCCGGCGGGAAACGCGGGCTTGTCAGGCAGTCCTGACGTCGGATCACCGCTTGCGGCGCTGACGATTGCGCGCAGCGCTTTTCTGTACGTCGTCCATGCCGGAGGAACCGGAACCGAAGCTTCGTAGCAGCGAAGAATCGTGATGTCCGACGCGTCCAGTGCGGCCTTCGCTGATGCCTGCAAGATGGCCCAGTCGGACGCCGCCTTCGCCGCGGCCATTTCGTCCGCCGTGGGCTGCTCGACGTCGTGCGGTTGCAGTGTCAACGGCGTATCGAGGGCATTTCCGGACTGATCTTCGAAATGGAAAATTCCTGCCCTTTCCACCGCCTTGACGTCGTCGTCGAACGCCCAGATCCGTTGGGTTGCTGTGTCAATGAAGGTTTGCATTCCGCCTCTTATCGGTATTCGATCCACGAGGTCAGCGACGCTCCACCCGATGCAATCACGGCATAGGTGGATCCCGGATACACGATCGCGCTGACACCAATCGCACCGGCTGATGCCGTGGCGACGCTAACTGCCCCTTCGACGCCGTCTGTAAAAAAGCCAACAGCAGATCCAGCAGCGGCTCCAGAAGCAGCGACGTGGATCGTGATGGGCTTACCGGTCGAGTTCGTGTAGGTTGTCCCGAGCGCGCGAGAGCCTGTCAGCACCTGCTTGCTTTGACCGACACCAATCACCTGACTTTGATTGACAGCATTGTTTGGGGCCACCGATGGAGCGACGTTGAACGTGACGGCCGAGTTGCCGCCGACAGCGGCAAACAGCGCCTGTATCGCAGCGAGAAGCTGGTTGTTGGTTCCTTTCGCCGGCGTGATCGACGCTGCAGTGAGAACGTTAAGCAGCTCGGCCTGAACCGCATTGAACCAGTCAGCGTCGAGAATTGTGGCTTCTTGGCCGGTTGCCGGATTACCGCCTGTGAACCATCCCGGCGTTCCAGCGCTACCCGCTGTGGGCTGCGTCGTTACGCTGCCGCTCGAATCAATCTGATACATGCATGCTCCTTCCGAATGGCGTCATACAACGACCGGCAATCCGCTCGAGGTCACAACCGGACGACCGAAGTCGTCGACAACCGAGTTGTCGAAAATCTCTGTGAGGTATCTGAATATCAGGATGGAATGAGCTGGCTTGGTCGCCCCAAACTCGCACTGCAGAACGTCATTTCCCCAACTCGAGAGCGGCTCGCCGGCGGCGGATTGACTCGCCCGGGCGTGGACAACATTGCTTAGCGGAAGATCGACGGCCCAGGCGAATGCCCAGTCGCGCCCATAATCCGCGTCCCCGCACCGCGACTGTCCGGCTCTCGCTGGCGCGAAGTTCTGAATCGACACCTCGTAGCCCAGCGCGGCGGCAAAGTCCTCGAAGTACGCGATGGACTGGCCGCCGCTATTCGAAAACCGCGCGACGACCTGCGCGCGGCGCTGTTGAATTGTCGGAGCAGCGCCAGCGCACGGATCCGGCAGACCGAGGGAAGATTCCCAATCCGGCAACAGTTCGTACGCGGTCGCAGGAAAGCCATCGACGAGCAGCTCGTTCGCTCGGTTCGTCAGCCGCACGAAAGTAGGAGCACAGCCCGCTAACGTCTTTGTCTGAAAAGCGTCTGGATCGCGTGGCCACACGCGGCCGCGCGGCATAAGCGTCTGCATCGCCGCAAGAAAGTCGGCGGCTGTGAGATTTGGCGCGAGCATTTGTTCTCAGATGAAGTCGACTGTACCGAGCACCGGCAAGGAGCCAAAACTGCCGGTGATATTGGCCGGGTAGCTGGCGGGAGTGGTCGCAATCAGGCCTGTGATCGACGTAATGACGAATCCAGCGGTGCCCGGAACAGCGGCGATAGCCGAGTTGATATCTGATCTGTCGACCGTGCCGCCCCGAGGGTCGCCGTTGCGGAAAAACACATCGGAGATCTGCGCCTTCACCGCGTTCTTTGTCGCCGTCGACCATCCTGATGCGCCCGATAGCACGAGCGAAACGAGGTTCTGAACGGGTGCGCAGGACGACACGAGAGCAGTAACAGGTTCAACAGAAACAATATGGTCCGCCACTACAAGTTGGTCGCCTGTAGCCACGGTACCTCGTGGTTGGCCACCGGGCCCCTTGTCGTTCTGTGAGACACCGTTCGTGCCCTGTGGGAAGCCCCCGTGAGACGCCTGCGCGTCATCCATCATGAAATAGACCACCACGGTGCCCGCGCCGAAACCATTGGGTGCGCACCAGGCACGAGTCACCCCAGCGACCTCGAGTGCCCAGTCCACATAGTCCGGTTCGGCACCGCCTTGTGGCGGCTGCTGGTATTTCGCCAGCACGCGCGAGCGGAAGTCCTCTGGGTCTTCGATGTCGGCGCCGGAAGACACTGTGCTGACGACTGAACCTGTCGACTGGATGCCGTCGACAGCGACGCCGAGCGAGACGACCGTGCCGTCGTCTGCATTGCCAGCGGCGCCGGCGACGTCCGCGACGATTGTGACGATGACCGTCGTTCCTACAACGGTCTGTGTCCCCGAGGTCGTATATGTGACGCCATCGCCGCGCACGACCGGTGTACCGTCATCCAACGTTTTGCCGGCCGTTCCCACGAAAGATGCCGACAGCCGAGCTGCGCTGGCATCTTTCATGTACACCTTCTTGAGCGCACCCCACGCCGCCAGGTATTCGTCGTCCGAAGTGAACGGGTTAGTCTGCTTCGCGATCCAGTCGAGATAGCCGTATTCCTCGTTGGTCATGCCAGCGAGCACCACGCCGATGATCTTTAGCGCGGCAAAGCGCAACAGCGGATCCGATCCCTCGAGCGCAGCTGAAATATCGGCCAGTGCATCTGACCTGATTTGAGCGAGTGTCTTACGTGCGTATGGCATGTCAGCGGATCTCGTTCCAGGCCCACGCGTAGCTCATTGCAGCCACGGTCGTGCCGTCTTTGTCATAGAAAACAACCTGAAAACCGAGAAACGAGGTCCGCACCCATTGAGCAAATACATCGATGCGCGCGACCACGCCATCATCGATAAACCATTGCAGCGCTTCCTTCGCATAGTCGACAGCGTTGTTCAGCGTTTCCTGCGTCTGCTTTGCCCGCTCGAGCAACCACAGGCGCGATCCGATCGGTTGCTCTTCTCCCGTATCGCCCCACCATCCCCGAGCGTCGTCGGTTCCGTCCGGAATCTGGTCGTCGGGATTGGCTGTTCGATCGGTGAAGAGACTGATAAGCGCCGCAGTCGGCAGATCATTGCCCGTCGCTAGCGCCGGACCGATCAGGCGCCAGTCGCCGCGGCTGTTGTCGACGTCCCATACAACTGTGATATCGGGCATCGCTTACTCGGCTTGGTTTGGCGGCTCGGACACGCGCGTGTCACCGCCGCTCTGAACATTCGGCACGTCGTGCGTGTGCATATTCGCGACCTCACGCATTCCAGCTACGGTCCGCTTGTTCGTTTCGCAGTTGTCGAGGATGTCGCCGGTGCATTTCAGCATCGGTGTGTCGGCCGTGATCTCCGGCGTGTTGGTGATGATCATCGGGTTTCCGCCGCCATTGATCACGATGCCATTCACCGTCAGATAGACCGACTGCCCGATGCTGTCGTGAATCGCCACTTCACCTGTCGCGAGCTGCGTCATCCGGTATTTCGCGTTGCCGGTTGCAATCACGACGCCGTTCGAGCGATCGCCGCCTGCAAACGCAACGACGGCGTCCGAGTTTTCGGGCGGGTTCGACGTGAACCCGTATTCGGCGCAACGCGGCAGGTTGTCGATTGTCTGCAACGGGTTGAACTTCACCTGCATGAACTGGATTCCGGCGCTGTCGTTCACCACTTTTACGAGGCCTTGTGCAAGCGCGCTCATGACGCGCCGAGCCGTACGATCGAGATAGGCTTTCATGGGGCGTTCGGTGCGCCGAGGACGACGTCCGGTGAAAGCGGCTGCAGAATCGTTGGCTCAGGCCTGAAGGCGTCAGGCGGCATCAATAGGAGGTCCGCGTGCGTACCTTGCTCGTCGAGCGCATAAGTGACTTCGGAGATAAGCATGAACGTCTCTTCGGGGATTTTGAGCGACGGCAGCGTCACCGGTACCAGCACGTTCGGCGTCCACAAGAGGCCATCGTTGTCGCGCCAGCTGTCGGTCACCAGGCGAACCACCTGTGATCGCCCGGCGCGTCGCGCCGCTTCCCAGTTGGCTCGCTCCTGCGCGATGTTCCGCCCGGCCTGAACCTGTTCCGAGACGATGTACAGCTTCCTGTGACGCGTGACTGTTGCGTCTCTCGCCGTGGCGACCGGCACGAGGTTGACGCCGGCGTCCCCCATCGTTTGCATCGTGAGCAGGTAACAGTCGATCTCCGAATAGCGAAGATCCGCGCCCCATTCGAATTCAGCATCTTCGACGTTCTGTCCTTCGGTGAAGCCGGACGTGTGCGAGTCGATGCCGGCGCGCGCGAGCCTGAGATTTCCGTCAGGCAAGTCGTAGGCGAGCACGCCGGCATAGCGCGCGATCCGTTCAATTACCTCGAATGCGGTCTCTCCGATCATCAGGTTGAATTGCGGGATGCTGGGCCCATTGTTGCCGTCGCTGGTGACGGTAATTCCATATGGGGCCGCGAGCTTCTGTGCGATCTGCAACGCGTTCGAGCCACTGATCTGCCCGCCTTCCCACTCCGCGCTGCAATCAACGAGGTCCTCGCATTTGCCGCGCCCGATCACACGGATTCGATGGTAGTCAGGGCCAATGCCGGGTCGCACGCGGTCGACGTAGCCGGTGATGACGACATCTTCACCGACTGCCACCTGACAGCTCTGCCCGGCGATAACGCTCATCTGCTCGAGGTCGCCGGGATAGAGATCCGTCATCTCGATTTCGAAGTCGCTCGGCAGCCGCTCGACGCCGCGGGTTACACGGATCTTCGTCCAGCCGGATAGGCGCACACCGTCCACAATCAGACTGAGGTCATCTGCCATGGTCAGGATGAGAGCGCTCGGAACGTGAGAGGCATGAATGCCGGATGAAGAGGATCGGCCTGTGCGGTCAGCTCATCAGCCCGACCCGCGTCGCGATATAGCCTGTGAGCGAGCACGAGCGACGGCAACCCCGCCTTCATGTTGAAGCTCTTGATGGACGCAAGCCCGGCACCGCGTTGATTCAAATCCTGAACGACGGCCGCGCGAAGTGACCGGAGCGATCCGTAAGTGGCGTCCTCTCCCTGATTGCCGGCCACTTCGATTTCGGTGTCAATTAATGCGACTACCGCATCGCGCACCGCAGCTGCGTCATCTGCAGATCTCGGCTGATACTGGGATGCTGCGCTCGCAACGGCGCCGATTGCCGCGCGCCGAAACAGGTCACCGCACGCCGATTGCATGGTGGCCATTCCGATGCCGATCACTGAACTGGTCGTCGGTGCCGACGGTTGAAAGTCTGCCAGCGCCGTCAGCAGCCGAATGCCGTCAGCTGGCGCAGCCGCCGCGGCGCAGACGGCACTGGCGACGCCCTGCGCCGAATTCGCAAACGTAGCAATTGAGCTTGCGTCCAGCGATGCGGCAGCCGTCGCGAGCGTGGTCGCAGCTGTTGCGACGGCGGTTCGCGCCCTGGTGGCCTGCGCGATTAGATCATCAACGGTCAGGGACGATGATCGCGCAGGCGCGCCGGGGTATCGACTGAACGTCGGTACTTTCGCACTGCCCGCGAATCGACCGAAAGTGCCCGGCAAATTGAAGACAAGCCGGACTAGATTGCGCGCGTCGCCCGCAATGTTTTTCGCGTTGGTGTACCACGTCAATGCCGTGTTCACCGCCATCCCAACGATGGCCGCGCCATACGCAAGGGTATTCAGCGCTCGCGAAGCGAAGTCAGCGGCAGCGGATAGACCGAGCGCGTCGATCGCCGCAGCGATCTGGCTCGTGGTTGCGTTCGCGGCAGCCGGGAATACGCGCTGCCCGCTCTCAATAAAATCGAACTGGAGCTCGAAATACCGGGCTTTATCCCACCGCTCGATCACCTTGAAGTCCATCAAGCTGACGATGCGCCGGCCATAAGTGGGATGCACGAGTTCCCCGGTGTCCTCCAGTTCGCAGACCTTGATCAGCACATCACGCTTCTGGATGACGTCATCCCCGACAAGGTATCCGGTGACCTGGAATCGTCGCGCGGCGCGCCCCATGTCCTCGACCCACGGAGTGTCGCGTTTCGGGTACTGATGGACTGCGTTGCGGCGGCCGAAGGTGCCATCCGCGCCGAGAGATACGAATTGCATGCCGCGGAACGACGCAGGGCGCAGCTGCTCGAAATAGCTGCCCATCGATCCGCCCAGTCGCGCCGACAACGATTTTGCGAGGTTGGCAATGCCTGACGTCGTGCCAAGCACAGCTCCCGCGCCGCGGCCTACATTCATAGCGCTGCTCCCAGATCCATTGTCGAGCCAGTGCGTACGTTCGTATCGACGTTGCGCGAAGAGCTGACCGACGTGCGTGTCCCTCGCGGCGCTCCCTGCAGATGAATATCGACCTTCACCACTGATTCTCCTGCACCGAGCGACGCTTGCGTGTTGTCGGTGGCCGGCCCGTAAAAGCCGCTAAGTTTGGTCGCGAGCTGGGCGCGACTAGCCGCCTCTGCGTCAGCGGCTTGCGGCCGCTCGTATAGCCTGGAAACGATGCTCGCGGCTTGCTCCGGCGTGTTCGCGGAAGACAGTGCCGCGCCGGCTTGCCGCTCGCCACCATTTCGCAATTCATAGTCGACAAAGCCGAGCTGCTGCTCGAGCGTCGAATTGCCGATCCAGTTGCCAGCCCACTTTTGGAATGCGTCTTGCCGATCCTTGTGCCATTGCGCGATGCCGTAGGCCTTCCCGTTGTCGCCCACCGCTGCCGGGTCTACCTGACTCTCGCTCTGCAGATTCGCGGCAATGCCCAAGGCCTGAGCATGAGACCAGCCGCGCGATTCGAAGAACCGCACAGCGGATGTAGTGTTGCCATTCACACCGGCGGACATTTCGGCGTTCGTACTCAACCCGTTGCCGCGCAGTGCGTTGCCGAAGCGCTCAAAGCCTTCGCCGACACGCGAGGTGGCGCGGCTAACGCGCATCAGCAGTTCGTATGAACGAGAGACGAGATCGAAGAAGTCGTTCGCGCCCTTCTTCGCCTTATCCCAGTCGAAGCTCTTGACCTCGTCGGATAGCCAGCGCACCGCGCCCGCGACGCCCTGAATCAGTTTTTCCTTGTTCTCCGGCACGGCGAGCCACTGAGTCATCAACTGGATCGCCGGCTGCAAGACAGGAATCAGTGCGTTGCCGAGCGAATTGCGCAGCGACTCGACCGAGATTTCGAGCTTCGAGATGTTCTGCGCATATTCGTCCGCTTGACGGATTGCCTGGCCGTCCATCGCGGCGTGGAGATTGTCGAATTCCCGCACCAGCGCCTGGATGGCTGCGGGGCCCTTCATAAGCAGCGGCAAAATCGATTCGACACCGAACGCCTGCGCGATCTGTCGCGCCGATTGCACAGTGCCGCCGGCGCGCATGTTCGACTGGATCGCCTTCGATACGTCCAGCAGCGCGCGAGACGTATCAACGGCGCCGTCAGCGGTCTTGTGCAGCCCGATCCGCCACGCGCTCATGAGCGCGAGCGCTTCTGGCGCGCGGCCGTTCACTGCGCCTTGCATCGTGTCCCCGAGCTGCTGGAGCGACGCGTCCATGCTCTCATTCGAGAGCCCGGCGAGCCGCGCCGCGCCGCGGTATTGCTGCAGTTCGTTGGTGTTGACGCCGAGCAGACCTGATGTGCGATCAAGCTCCTGTCCAGCGCGCCCCCAGCCGGTGACGATCGCGGCAAGTCCAGCGACTGAACCGAGTCCGCCGAGCAGCCCGAGCGGCGTTGCTCGCATGACGAGTTTGCTCGCAAGAGAACCGGCCGCTCGAGCGGCGCCGAGAAGCCCGCGGGTCAGGCGGGATAGTCCCGTTTCGCGGCTGAGAGAGCCGAGCGATTTCGCCAGATCAGTGACCGGCGAAATGGTGCTGGCGATAGAACCCTTGACCTTTCGCACGGTCGACGTCGCGCGGTCGACGGCGGTGATGACGAACTGAATCTTATTGGCCATGGGTTGTTCCAGTCGCGCTGCGGATCCGCAGCGCTTCTTTCAGGTGCCACTCGGTTTCGGACCACGTCATTGCCCAGACGGTGGCGGGCGGAATGCGCCAGAAATGCGCGACATCAGCGATCCACTGCTCCCACTCTTCTGGGACGTACGTCGCGTCGGCGGCGATCAGTCGTCCGAGCCCGGCCGCCGCCCGATCTGAAAACCGTTGAAATAGCCGACGGCAGTCAGAAAGTCCCGGGCGCACATGGCGCGAACCGTTTTCTTCGGCACCTTCGCGACGTCGGAGATAAGCGCAACCGATGCGGCGAACGGTCCGCCGGCCGCGCGTGCCTTCCGGCGCTGCTGATTCGTCGGTTCGCACAGATCGAGCGATGCCGCGTTCAGTCCCGTGTTGTCTTCCGTGAGTTGCACCGGCTGCTCGAGCAGCAGCGTCATTTCGTCGTCGCTACGCTGCGTCGGATCGCTAACGCCGTCGGCGAACGTAGCGAAATAATCCTCGGCCTCGTCGAGCTGGCTGCCGAACATCTGGTCGACGGCATCGATCGGCACCGCGGAGATGAGCGCGATGAGCGCGATGAGAAAGCCATACTTTCCCGCGTTTTTCTCTGCGGTTTCGTAGTCGCCAGCGAGCGGCTCGCGCAGCGTGACCGACTCGTACGTCTTCGCGCCTTCGCCAGCGCCGACGGTAATCGGCTTGCGAAACGTGATGGTCTTCGTGGGTTCCATCAGTTAGTGCTCCGTGACGCTCGGGCCTTCCCACGTGACCGGCACGGTCGCGTCCTCGGCCTTTGCGCCCTGCGGATCAACCGTCCACATGTTCCGGCCGATCACTGTCTTGCCGTTGGCCAGCTCGGTGACGACCGTGACATCGTCCATCGCGTTGATCGCGGCGAGCGAAAGGCCACCCATATCGCGCAGCGTTGCCTTGATCTGGCCAGCCTTCGGCTTTTCGCTAAAGCCGTCGACACCGGATTGACCCGCGAGGGTCTCGCGCGTGACCGAGCTCGGGTCGTATTCGAAGTCGCCGGCGACGGTATAGGTCGTCCCGTCCACCGTCAGATACGCCGTACCGGCAATGCGGTTCGCTGTATTCGACATTTATGAACTCACAAAAAAAAGAAGCCGCCCGAAGGCGGCCAATGCTGGTGGAGGAACTGGTTATTGCAGGCGGAACTGGGCCAGCAACGCAAAGATGCGCAGTCCGTCGATCAGGACGCCGTCCCAGAGTTCGTTCACCCTGCTTGGGTTTTGCGAGTCCTGCTCGACGATCAAGCCCGCCGCGAAGGCTTCACTGTTCTGTACGTACCCCTCGAACTCCATCGCCTGGTATTCGGCGATCTGATCCGCGCGGATGATGTTCGGCGTGACGATGTTCGCGCCTGGTGCGAAGCGCGTGCCATTGGCTGCGAGTTTCTTGCGAGCATATTTGCTCGTCACCACACCCTTGAGACGCCGGATCACGTACATCAGCAGAAACATCGTCTCTACCTGCAGGTAGCTGTTGTCCGGCTGCCCGAAACTGTTCTTCTGGTAGGTCGTGATCAGGTTCTCGATCGCCACGGTGCCATCATCTGCGACGGTGAAGGTCGAGATGCCGTCGAAGAGCAACGTGTTTCGATCGGTTAGCTCGAAGCGCGACGCAACCGGCGGTGCAAGGAATGTCGACAGCGTGACCGTCTGAAGTGGCAGGCCCGGATCCGCGCGCAACGCGGTCGCCGCGGCGCCGCATAGGTCGGCCGCGGCGACCCACGCCGGCGTCGGCGAGCCGTTAAAGCCCATGACGGAGCCGTGCTGATCATTGCGCGTGACGCCGAACGTCGTCAAACCTCCGACCGTTCCCCGATAGAACGCGAAGAAATGGCCGTAGATTCCCTTCGACCATGCCCAACGACCGTTCTGGTCGTTAAGAAACGACTTCACCGCATCGAGCGACGTGGCGTCCGTGTACGGCATCGCGATGAAGTCGAACGCCATATCCGCCAAATTGGCGAGACCGGTCGTGAGTACCGGATTCACCAGTCCGCCGCTCATCGCAACAATTGTGAACATGAGGCCGGTCGGGGTGACTTCACCGTTCCTCGTGCCCCTGTAGTTCACGCTGATGTCGATGTCGTTTCCGGCGAGGCCCTTGTTCTTCGCCGTGAAGTTGACCTTACTGGTGGTCGTGCCATCGACAGCGGCAGTTACCGGGAGGTCCGTCGCGGCGTTGACGGTGGCCGCGAGCGCCGTGGCAAGCTGCGCCGGCGTAAGAGACGAATTGACCGTCTGCGTGACGAGTTGGCCGCCGAGATACAGGAACAGCACGCCCGTCGCAGTGGCGGCCGCCGTGAAGTTGATCGAACCGGTGGCGGCGACGGCGCTGCCATCGTCAGCCAGCGGCAGGTACCAGACCTCGCCGAAGCTGTCGCTGTCGCGATACGCCGCAGTCATCAGCGCGAGCATGGAGCCCGGGCCGCCCACTGTCTTTGCATCCGATTTGCCTTGGCAGATCGTCGGGGTGTTGGCGACCCCCGTGCCAGCGGACGTCATCTGGCCGATGATGAGTGCGCGCTGCGACTGGGTAGCCGTGTTCGCCTGGCTGTTATCGACCTCGGCGTAAAACAGCGGAACGCGGATCTGGTCGCCGGACGGAATATTCTTGAACGGAACGGTCACGATTATTCGCTCCCGACGTTACGCGCGAGCTGGACAGTAGCCGGCGCCTTTGTTTCAACGAGGACGACGTCACCATCGCGCAAGCGGCGGTGCCAATACAGATCGTCGTCCGACACTTCCCGGCCATCGTCCGGGATCAGGTCTCTCAGTTCAGGGTCGCGAATCTTCAGACCCGGGGCGGGTTTGACGAACATGCGTCACTCCTATTGGGGAAGTTCAATATCGAAGCCGCCCTCTGCACGGCCGTCGGGGCCCGAAGTGCGCGGTGCTGGCTGGACTGCGTCAGGGAACGGCGGATTTGGATATGTGCCGCTCGGGTCGTAGACGTTTCTGAGGTCTGCCGTGAGAGAAAGCTCTTGCAGAGAAGTGGTCACGTCCGGGTCGAACGCCTCGTATATCTGGAAGTGCGCAGCGATGCTGATGGCGCCGAAATGGATCTGGCCTTCCGCTTTTATTTCGCTGGCCGTGGCTATTACTGGAAAATCCTGCGCCGCTGCGCGAATGACCACGTTTCGAAGCAGGACGTCCTCGATCGTCGCGCCCAGATCTTCCAGCGCGTCCTGTGCGGCTTCGGCAGTCGCGCCCGAGACGATGCCTCGTATCTCGATGACGAAGTCCGTGTTGAACTGCGTTTCACCGTTCGTGCCGAGGGACGTCTTCTGATCGTCGCCGCAGCGCACGAGAACCGCCGGCAACTTCGTCGGGGGCGTGATCCAGTCGCCGGGCGACCTGATGGTGGGCGCCACCGCTGCCGCCTGCAGCGCGGCAACCACCAGCTTGCGCATGGCCGAGCGGCCAGTCGGATCAGCCATTGCCGTTACTCACGAGGTTGAGCATCAGACCGCCGCCGCCCCAGCCGTCGAGCCGAGGTTCGCGCACCACGTACACAAGCCCCGTTCGGATGATCTGAAGCTGATCGTCCTGCACCGGCGCATGAGTGAACTGTGAGAGCTGAATGCCGAGACGCGGCTGAACGGTGGCCACCTGCGCGCCGTCGACGATGCTCAGATCGAGGAAGGCCTCGTCGAAGACGCCGTCGACCTCGTACGGCGTCTCACCGGTAGCGGGCATGTACAGAACCCGCTCGGTCTCACCGAACGTCTCCATCACTACGCCGTTCATCCTGTCGGTCACGGCGCGCCAATCGAACGGCACGGTTACGTACCGGCGCGGCCGGTCTGCAGAACTTCCGGGCGTGTGCAGATGTGAAGCGGATAGCTGTACACCTCCATCTTCCACCACGAGTTGCGGTCGCGATCGAAGATGGGGATCACGTACATCGCCTTGCCCGGCGTATTGACCCATTCGAACGACTCGCCCGGCGCGAGCGCGCGGCGGAAAACGCCGGGAGCACCGACGGGGAAAAACTTGACCTTGTCGTCAGCGATCTTCAGCGTCGTGTTGTCGTCCGAACCGCGGTAGTTCGACCAGATGACGCCCGCGAACGGGAACGCTTCGAACGCCGCGCCTTGACTGTTGTCGCGCAGCTCCTGCGCCGCGCTCCAGTTCAGGTAGGTGCGGATCACGTCCGGATGGTTAGTGAGTTCGTCGTAAAACAGGTCTCCGCACAGCGCGTAGACCTTCGTCGTAGGCAGAAAAGCACCCTGCGCCTTGCGAGCCATCGAACGCACAATGCCGTTGACGATCGGGCGCAGGCTGTTGGCTGTGCCTGCGGAGAGGTTGAACGGCACTTCCGTCGGCGGCGTGATACCGAATTCGTCGAACCAGTTGTACTTCACCGATCCGTCTGCGTCGAGAAGCATGCCCTGCACGGCCGCGAGACGGTGGTATTCCCACGTGTATTCGATATTGCTCGTGAGACCCGTGGGGCCATTCAAGCGGCGTGCGACTTCCGCCTGCACCTGCATCAGTTCGGATTCCGTACCGAACGCGCGAATGTCCTGGATTTCGTTCGCGTACAGCGTGTCGCTGTGCATGATCCGCGGCACCTTGAAGTAGCGCGCTTCACGCTGCTCGGTCGTGCGTTGCGTGCCTTCCTGCCCGCGCTCGCTGAATGGCACGACGACCAGCTTGCCTTGCCGCTGTTCGACAGCCAGAGCGGTCGTGCGAATCGGGTCGTCTTCGAAGATACCGAGATCGCCCAGACCCGTCGGTTGAAACGGTTTTTTCTCGATCGCGGTCGTCAGTTGGATGGTCGAAAACGCATCCTGGTGAAACACGTCCAAACTGGCCATTATTGGCTCCCAGAAATAATAATGGCCGCTTGCGCGGCCGAGATTTACCCTTGAAGAAAAGTACTTCTGGAGATCAGCGGACGATGATTCCCAGGGCTGCGAGCTGCGCCGTACCGGTGGCGATCTGCGCAGTGGTCGCGCCGCTCGGCCAGAAAAGTTCGAAGCCGTTCACCTCGCAATCGCGCGTCACCACCGTGCCGGTCTGATCGGCGGCCGTGGCGTCGACATTCGCGAACGAGATGCCTGCGGCAATCTGCGAGCCGTCGGTTGCGGTCAGGCTCAATGGCACAAAGATCTTCGACAGCGCCGAGACCGTGACGTCGAACTCGTCGCCGACGACGAAGTCCGTCGCGCCGTCGGCGATCACGAACTTGAGCTGATCGTTGAACGTGGAGCCGACTGCAACATCGCCGATCACATCGCCTGTCGGATCGAACACGCGGAAAGTGCCGCCGTTGGCAGCGGCCGTAGTGCAGCGCACGATATACACGCCCGGCTGCGCATTACCGACTACGGGAGTCGTCGCGTCGAGCGTGAAGGTGCCATTGCCGGTGTTGCCTGCCTTGGCAGCGGCCGTCGCGGTGCCGCCCGTTTTCTTGCCGAGTACGGTGCCGGCCTGATGCTTGACGGCGCCGCTGAGTGTGCCGCGATCGCGCGAACGATGGCCGCGTGCTTCGCTGACCAGAAAGCCACCATCGTGGCGGCCTTCGACGAGAGGGGTTTGACTCATGATGTGCTACCTCTGAATTGGATTGACGAAGGGCCGCGGATTAACGCTGACGGCTGGGACGAGCCTTTTCCATTGCGACGTCCCAGCTCGCCTCGATCGCCTGGTGCGAGCTGACGCCACGCTCGCCGCCGGCGCCGAGCTGGGGATTGCGGCGCGAGACCGGCGCTGCGGCCGCTGGCGCCGGCGTGCCCTCGAGCACTGCGAGCGCTTCCTTGCGCGTCATCGAGGTGTTGAACGCGAGGTTCGCCGCAAGGACCGGGTTCTTGCCGGCTGCGGCCGAGCCCATGATCCTGGCGCAGCGCATACGCTCGCGGCGACGGGCTTTCGCCGACGCGCTGCTGCCGCGCATCTCTTCCTCGTCGTCATCGTCGTCGGCGTTTTCCGTGTCGTCGCCTTCGGCTTTGCTCTTTTTGCCCTTGTTGTCGTCGTCCGGCGGCGGCGTATCGTCGCCGGCTTTGCCACTTTTGCCGTTGCCGTTTTCACGATCCTGGTCGTTGTTTTCCGTGTCGTCGCCTTCGGCTTTGCTCTTTTTGCCCTTGTTGTCGTCGTCCGGCGGCGGCGTATCGTCGCCGGCTTTGCCACTTTTGCCGTTGCCGTTTTCACGATCCTGGTCGTTGTTTTCCGTGTCGTCGCCTTCGGCTTTGCTCTTTTTGCCCTTGTTGTCGTCGTCCGGCGGCGGCGTATCGTCGCCGGCGCGTGCCGGTACTTTCGCGAGATGGGCAAAACTCAGCCCACGCGAGGTCAGATTGCGAAGCAAGTTACTCATTTGATGGCCCTGTTGGTGGGGGAATCAGCCCAGCTCGTCGAGCAGGGACGCAAAGGCCTCGTCCGGCGCCATAACGGCATCGGCGAAGCCGATCTCGACGCCGGCGGCGCCCAGAAAAGTGCCCGCCTCGGTGCCACGCACCTTGGCAGTAGAAAGATTGCGGTTGCGCGCGACGGTCTCGACAAACAGCTCGCCCATCGCATCGACGTCGGCCTGATAGCGCACGAGCGCGTCTTTCGAAAGTGGCTTCATGTCGCTGCCGTCCGCTTTCTTCGCGCCGTAGTGGATCAACGTCACCTCGATCCCGGCTTTTGAAAGCGCCTGCGAGAAGTCGACGTGCATGCAGATGACGCCGACGCTGCCAGTGCCGCCCGTGCGCGGCACGATGATTCGTGTCGCCGCGCTTGCGATCGCGTACGCGGCAGAGAACGCGTGCTCGGTGAGGATTGCCCAAATCGGCTTTGTGCCGCTTGCCTGATAGATCGCGTCGACGAGGTCGAAGCATCCCGCTACCTCGCCGCCTGGCGAGTCGATATCGAGCACGATGGCGCGCACGTCTTCATCGTTCATCGCCATGCTCAGATTCGCGCGGATGCCGTCGTAGCCGGTCATGCCTGAATATGGCCGCATCTCTCCGAGCTTCTGTACGAGCGTGCCCTCGATCGGGATGATCGCTACGCCGGAGATGATCTCGTAGGGCCGATAGTCGGCGCGGCCGCCCGAGTCCATACCGTCGAGAAACGCTTTTGCGCCGCCATCGGCGAGCACGACAACGTCGCCCGACGCGCGAAACAGTTTGGAGATACCGAATCGGTCAGCCAGCGCCGCCATCACGATCTCGGCCTTCTGCGGCGCGATCGCGATGGGCGTGTTGAACAGCCGCGTTGCGAGATGCGGATAGTTGCTCATGCTGCTTGCGGCTCCTTCGGAGGTTCGTCGGTGCGCGTCGCGATTTCGACGCCGCCCCACTCGGGCAGCGGAATGCCGCGATGACGGAACGCCTCGATTTCGATCTGGCGCTGATCGAGCAGCTCTTCCCAGTCGGAACCCTGCTCGGCGGCTTCCTGTTTCAGTGTCGTCAGCGCCGCGTCCATCTTCAGAATCGAGCCCTGCGGCTCCTTCACCGGATCCACCCAGCCGCGTGCGGGCCCAAGCCAGCTGCAGCCGGCATACGCCGTGACTGCCTCGATGAAGTCCGGCGCGCCCGAGGGCAACGGCAGCTCGTGGTTCTCCATCGATTCGCGAAGCCAGACTGCATACATCGGCGTCGCGGTGCCCACTGAGAATTCCTGCCGGCGACGAACAAGTGTTTTCCAGCTCTCGAGCAGCGCTGACCGGCCGCTCGTGTACGTCGTTTTGGACCAGTCCTGCGTCACCTGCTCGAGCGACACGCCGAGCGCCGAAGCGACGCAGCCCTGCATTTCGTGGACGAACTCGGTGAAGCCGTTGTGCGGGTGATCGGAAGTCAGCGCCTTGATGTCTTCGCCCGGCGCGAGGGCTGGCACGCGCACGCCGTTAAACATGGCCGGCCGCTCGTCATTCCAATCCTTGCGCAATCCCTGGTAGTACCCAAGTTCCTGATCACCGCCGACCGCGTCTTGCACTTCTGACGGATCGTACGGGCTCGTGACATAGGTGCCGATCGACGCGGCGAGCGCCGCTGCCTGCAGCTCGATGCCGTAGTAGCGCGCGAGCATCCGCGCATGAGACAGGACGGGGATGAACACGCCGATGCCGCGGTTCTGGCCGGCGCGATCACGCTCGAAGTCATGGATGACGCGTAGCCATCCGTCATCGTCTTCGCGCACCACCCGCTCCCAGATCATGCTTTCGACCGAGTTGTACCAGTCATTCTGGTGCGCCTTGCGGATGTGGTAGGCAATCGGCACGCCGTCGTCGTCCACCTCCACGCCGTTGCGCATGTACCGCGTGTCGACCATCTGATTCGGATTCGACAGACGGTCCGGATCGACAACGAGGTACGCAGTTGCGTAACGCGCGCCGCCGCGACCGACACGCTCCGGCATCCAGTAATTGACGACGAGATCCTCGCCATCGATCAGCTTGTGGCGCAGCGCGAGGCGAAACTGTTGCGACACCGTCAGCTGACGCGACACGTCGTTGTACCGACCAAAGTCGTTCGCGAAGAGACGCCAGCGCGCTTCGACCGCGCGGCGAAATTCATCGGCCCATTGGATATCGAACGCCGCGCCGCTGATCGCGGCCAGCGCCCGATAATCCGGCGCGGCCGACAGTCGCAGCGATGAGCCGACCGCGTTGTCCAGGATTCGCGTGATGCCGCCGCTCGAGCGACCATCGTTGCGAACCTGATCGCGAGATCGCGCAACCATGCGGTCGCGGAACTGGTTGATCTCGGCATCGGGCGAGCGGATCCACGGCAGCCACGCACCCATCTCCTGCGTCTGCCAGTCGGCGGCCTGATACGGAAAGAAGGCGCGCCCGACGTTGTTCGCGAGACTGCCAGGGCCAGCTCCAGTGTCGGCGCGTGCGCGCAGCGGCTGACCGCGCGAGTCGACAAGAGTGATAGCTGTGCTCATCAGAACAACGGCACCAGGCGTCGACGCTTGCAGATCCTCGCGCCGGGGTTGAGAGCAGCCTGCAACTCGCCGATGAACAGCCGAAGGCTCGCGAGGTTCGTCGTCTGGAACGTGACGCTGCGCGAGCCGTCACCCTGAGCGTACGCCACCGTGGCCGCCTTGTTGCCCGAGCGCAGCTCGAGGTACGCCTGCTGCGCGGACGCGAGCGCAGCCTGCAGCTGCGCGTCGGTCATGCCGTACAGCGGCGAGCAAAGATCGGTTGTGGCCATGGCTATCGATATCGGTGAACAGCGGATTTCTTCTTGTCGGCTGGCGCGTTTTGCGCTGCCGGCGTTCCCGTCGCCGTCGACGAGCTCGAACTGACCAGCGCCGTGGCAGCAACAAGAGATGAGCTGGTGTCCCATGGCTTCGCCCATGACGGCGGCTTGTCCCATGAGATCCGGTTCAGGCCATGCAACTGCGCCAGCATGTGCGTCAGTACCATGAGGTCGAGCGCTTCGTTCCGGCGGCCGGCCGCGCTTTTTTCCCAGCCGCCGTTCTTCATCCGGGTCTCAGATGTCAACTGCTCGAACCAGACATGCGGCTGCTCCTGCGATCGCAGAGCATGCGGGAAATGCACGTACAGCTTTCCGGGCTCAGCAAGCTGCAACTGACCGGCGAGATCGTCCTTAAACAGGTTCGGGTTGAACCGGGCGACTGGTACGTCGCCGCTCGATGCGGCTCTATTCGCCTTGCGCGACGTATCCGGATAAGTGACAACCAGCCGCTGAGCGGCGAGCGCATCAGCGCCTTTCGTCGGAATCACCGTCCACGCATCGCGGCCGGAGATCTTCCCGATCAGCCGTGCGAGCCCCGCCTTTTTCCATCGCCGCCATGCGGCATAGGCCTGCTGCGTCACTCCCGGCTGACCGTAGCTGTCGAAGCCCAGCACGCGGATCGGCATTGCACGGCCAGATGCGTCAGCCAGCGGATAGGTGCGCTGGATGAGGCCGATGATCTGGTCCCAGTCATCGGCAGACGTCGCTGGATCGCCCGGTATGCGACCTTTGTCGATAACCCAGCTTTCACCATCTACGCCCCAACCGCGCACCAGCCATTCGAAGTGGGCAATCTGCACGTCGACGGCGGCCGTCAGGAAGCGGACGCCCTCCGGCACGATCCCGAGCTTCAGTTCCGAGTCGGCGCGCTCGGCAAGTACATTTGCGTCGATCGAACCGACCCCGCGCGCCGGCGCGTAGGGAAACCCGAACTGCTTGACGGTGACCTGGCGAATAGCCAGATCCTCGCCGCTTATCTCAAGCTCACGCTCAGCTTTAACCTTGGCGCGAGCGAGGCCTCCAATACCGCCGAGAATGAATGGCGACATCGTGCCGACGATCCAGAACCCCGCACTTTTCCGCGCGACCAGTTCGCCGGCAACGGCGCCGTCCTGCGAGATCTCCTGGCCGTCTCCGATCCAGCCGCCGAACGGCGACCGGAACGCTGCTACGTTCATCGCGCGTCGCTCGCGGTCTTCGATCAGGCAGCCATTAACCGGGCAAAGCAGCCGCGTGTTCTTCTCGATCTCATCGAGCGACTGGTTCTCGTCGTAATGGAGCGACATGTAGCGCGCCGCAATCGGAATCGGGCTCGACCACGCGCCGCAGTGCGGACATGGCCAATACCAGACGCGGCGATCGCTGTCGCCGTACATCGCCATGATCCCTGACGACCAGTCACGATCCGGAACAAGACCGCGCGCGCGGTCCGGGTGGCTCATCGCCAGCAACATCGACTGGCGGCCGAATGTCTGGCGCCGAACGTCGAGCAGCGTCTTTATGTCGCCGAGCGACGGATCGTAAGCGTCGGTCTCGTCGGCGACGATCCGCGGCGCCGACTTGTTGATGACGTTGTTATGTGCGGCCGAAAGGAACTCGACACGCATGCCGTCGAACCGCTTGAAGTGCAGCGAATCGTCGATCGGTCTAGACCCGAGCCGCATCGCCATCTCGGCATGCGAGTCGATCATCGGGTTGATCCGGCTCTTCACATACGACTCGAGACCCGGGTCGGTCTGCATGTACCACAACATGTCAGCCGGATCGTTGGCGACTGACTTCAGCAGCCAGTTTTGTGCGATCTCTGTTTTGCCCGACTGCCCGGGCCCGACCACCACCGTCGTGAGGTAGTCGAGACGCGTGAGCGTTTCCATCGGCGCCACCAGGTACGGCGCTTTTTCATGGTGCCAGCGGCCCACGTAACCGCCGCCCTGGTTGGACAGGTGCCGGTGAAGCACCGCATATTCAGCGACCGTCTGACGTTCGGGCGGCACCAGCGAGCTAAGCGACTCGCGCGCGACCTGATAGGGGTCGGCGTATTCGTGCTCGAGCATCCGCTACTCCAGAAGCACGCGCAGTTCGTCGGCCATCGCGCGGCGCAGATCGTCGGTCACTACGCGGATCTGGTCGGCGTATTCCTCGGGCAGCCTGCAACGCTCCACGACCTGGTCGGACAGTCTGTCGAGACCTTTCCCCAGGTGCGCGAGCATCGTGTTCAGGACCTGACGCATCACCTCAACCTGCACGAGCTCGCCGCGATCGCGCCGCAGCTTGTCTTCGAGGATCTCTGCCTGGACCGCTTCGCGCCGCTGACGCGCACTCTGCTCGCCGGCGTGCAAGACCGGCTCGACGCCGGCCGGCGGCACCGCCGTGAACTTCGGCGCGGCCATGGGCGTGCGTGAATCGATCGGCGCGCGCGACACCGACTTCGGCTTCGTTGAGGCCGGTGCTTCGACCGGTGCATCGTTCGAAGCCTCGCCGCCAAGATACGAGAGCACCGCCGCCAGATCGAATTCCCAACCGCCGGCTCGGGTGCCGCGCTTCGCCACCGGAAATTTGCCGTCGCTATCAAGCCGACGGTCGAGGCGCGGGCGCGTCCATCCCAGCGCTGCGCACAGCGCCGCCTTGCCAATCGCCTCCGGTGTAACGGTCCCCGCGTCCGGTGTAACGCCGCGATTTTTTCGCGTTACACCTTTCTCGCCAGTTGCCATAAGGTTTTGCGCCGCGCGCCGTGTCACCACCGTGTAACGTGTAACGCGTTTTTTTTATTCACAAGAACGGGAAGAACGGGCGCGCGCAGTGCC